ATATCGCTGGTACCATTCAAGCGGAATACAGGGGTTAAACCCAAGCGCTTGGATTGTCTTATTGCCAATTTAATATCATTAATTAAACCAACAAAAAAGGCATCCCGGTCGGAGTAGAATAGGTTGGTTTTACGGATTCTTGCTTGTTGAATAACGTTGGTATTCTCGCCTTTTTTGAACATACCGCCACGGCCAGCAGTATTCAAGCAAGCCGCTATACAACCTGGAGTAGCTTTAGGGCAAGTATTCTTACCAGATAATGTGGATGGTGCCAAGTGGAGAATATAAGTGTTATAACCTTGAGCGATACCTTTGAGGATCTTTGGATTGCCTGTGGAGAGTAATTTCATTTTAAACCTTTATTTTCTTAATATGGGATCAATTATACCAGAATGGGGGGAAATGGCAAGCAATACTTGACCATTCCGTGTGCTTATTCTAGTTCGCTAATAATATTTTCGGCATCGGTTACATTGTTATTTGCTTCTACCAATAAAGTAAATGCCTCTTCGGACTCATCGGATTCTGGGAGCGACGCCATAACGCTATCAATTAAAATTTGCGCTTGTTCTAAACGGGAGAGCATTTCGGTTTTTGTCATATTATTTCCTTAAGTGTTTTTCAATTTATGAGTATATTCTATCAAATTGGCAGGATTTGGCAACCTGTATACTTTAGTACTCCAGCCGGGAATATGAGAACTTTTTTAGTATATTGACAATTTTCTTGGATTTGATATAATAAAAGTATTCGAAAGCAAGACTGGGGTGGACGTTAACCCTGCACGACAACACCGCAAATACTTGACCAAAATGCTTGAATACTTTTTACTACGCTTGACAATTAGTCCAATTTTGTTAGAATAGTGACATCAAAACAAAAAAGAGTGTAAAATTATGATTAAAGATACATTGTCGATTGAGTCTCTAAAAGTGATATTTTCAGAGAGTGAGTCTATTATTTCAACGATTGAAGATTTTATTTCAGATAATGAAGAAAATTCAAGTGTTGACGAATTGAACGATATTAGATACTACGCTGAACGTATGCAAATTTTATCTAATGATGCATCATATGAGAATGATATTTTCGATAATGATAGTGCACTTTATATCGAATTAGAAAATTTGAGTGTAGAATTGTATCAATCTATTAAGTATACTTTAGACTACTTAATAGACGAATTAGAACTATTTTCTTATGATACTGTAGAATTTGAGTACTTAAGAACTAGTATTAATACTATTCGTTCACTTTTTGTGTAAATTGTAATACTTTAGTACTCCAGAGAAATTTGTGAGTACTTTAGTAGTCGGCTTGACAATTTTTGTGGTCGTGTTAGAATTATTGAATTGAATAAGGAATGATTATGAGCAGAGAATGTATATCATATGAGGTCGCTTGCTACCATTTTGACGCCATGCTGGATGAGTATGGTCCGGTGGTTATTGATGGTATTACCTTTGACAGGTCCAGAATCCTCAGAGAATTGGATCCAACCGGGTATCGCTGTGGTGTTATTGATTACACCGACGCTACAGGTTATGACATTATGGAATATGAGGTCTGAGCCAGGTATCGCTCAGGTAAAAATTGAGGTAAAAATTTAGGTAAAAAGTGAGGTAAAAATTATGTCATTAGTTAACGATTTATCCCTTAAGGGACTTTCCACCAACTCTAAGCGTGCTCTGATTAAAGAGCTCAAAGAAGCAGTCCGCCTTGAAATGGCGTTCCAGCGTGACCTTAAGGTTGCCGCCAAGGTACTGAAAGCACAAAATGCTCAGTTAAGGAAAGAGGTAGCAATTGCCAAGGCCAGAGCAAAATTAGAGAAGCTCTTAGCACCCGTTGGTTCTAAAGCAATCAAAGCAAACCGCAAACCCTCTAAAGCAATAGTGGTTTCTGGTACCGCTCAGGTATAAGTGAGGTAAAAATTATGCGAAAACGTCAGGTAAACTTATTAGAGGCTTATGAGGTAAGCTTGTATATTAATGGTGCTTATGCGAAAAATACACAAGCGCTGGCAACCGAATTGGTGCGCCGGGGTCTCGGAAACCAATTGGAGGACCTCTGGGTTACCTACATGGCGGACCGTGAAAAGTGCTTGGAAGTTGGTTGTGAGTTTGATGAAAGGTTCTGAGATGTTGTTTAGGTACAACACAGAAACTAAGTCCCAAAGCCCCTCACCTACTGGCGACACAGCAGGCGACATATCCACAACTTATCCACAAGTCAGGTAAAATTCAGGTAAAATTCTGTGGACATCTTGTGTATATCTCTGTGGATAACTCCGAGTTGCCGTCTATGGTAAATGGCTGTGGATAACTTGTGGATAGTTGACTAGGATAATGGAGAACTATAGTACTCAGGTTGCCATATTGGTTGGTTATGATAGAATGGTATTTTTAATTGATATTGGAGATTATATGGATTCTTATAAGAAACCTTTTGTTGGTAAGATAATCTATTCTACCTACTCTAAACGGTTTAAGCATGATATTGTACATGAGGTTTTGGTGAAGGATGATGAGCACCTTTTTAACTATACCTTTATGGGTGTATTGTATGATGAGACAGCGGAACTAATTGATGTTATTTCCTTGGACGAACCTAAGTGGTCGGTGCCTTTGGATGTGGTTGGTTTTACTGTACGGGACAATTTTGGTAATACTCATATGGTTGGAGAATGAATATGTACGAAGTTGAAGCGGAGAATGGTATAAGTTACTTAATGGAAAAGTTTAACTGGTCTTATCAAGAGGCCATGGAATACTATTATTATGGTGAATATGATCCAAAAGACTGGGAGGATTATCAATGATAGCAAAATACCCTATTGAGGCATTGGAACAATTCCGTAAGTTGGAGGCGGCCAATGGTAGATATTTTAGAATTCGGTATCGTGGACCTAGGAACACGGCATTGGATAAAGGTCGTAGTCGTGTGAATAGGGCAAGTACCTGTCTCAAGGCTAATGCGGTCTATTTTGCGGTGTATGAGTATTAATTAGGAGTATATTATGGTTTTAGCAGAATTTTTGATGTTTGGTTGTTTGGTTCTTGGTTTTACAGTTGGTTACGGCATCGGTGAGTATATGCAGGACCGTGTTTGGAGAGGTTGGTTTGACCAGCATACTCAGGAATTAATGAAAATGCGTGGTGGACGTAGTGTACGATAATACTTGACCGGAGAAATGGAGTACTTAAGTATACAGCTTGCCAAATTCTGGTATTCTGGTATAATAGAGTCTTAAATTAATCAGGAGTAGTTATGACAGAATTTGAGTCCAAGTGTTATGGCATGAGCCAGGCAGATATCAAGCGCCAGTATATGGAATCCATTACTGCTCAAATGAGTGGCATGGAAATGGTAGTTGCTGGTATATTGTCCGATGCTCAGGAAATGTTGTCCATGGGTGCAGGACCTGGTTCGGTTGAATATGTACGTAAGCAAATGAATATTGCCAAATTTATTTTATTTGAAATGTTGGATGAGAAACGCAAGGAGACTGTATGAGTGGATGTTATGATGTGGTGAAGAATCCAATACCAAAAACTGGATTATGGGCATCCCCTACATTGGCCCAATTGCAGGAACAGATTGACAAGCATCCTAATGCACAGGAAAAGGCATTAATGTCCACCTTGTTTGTTATGACCATGAATGCCTGCCATGACCTGGTAGAAGATAAAATTTTGAGTAAGGAGATATTTGCATGATTAAATTACCATTTAACTGTATGATACTGGACAATGAGCCAGTTCAGGTGACCAACCCATTCTCTGGTCAATCCTGTATGTTAGTACCAGAAGCGGTAGCAGTCTATGATTGTATTACTGGTGCCAATTTAACTGGTGATTATGGCATGGTACGTAAAGGACTGGATTGGTTCATAGAACACTTTCCACAAGAATATATGATTTTATTAGATTGAGAGTGAACACTAACAATGGTTAAATTAAGAGAGACTACGGAATGGGATGTGCCTGTATCTAATGGCACCTATATCTTTGAAAAGAAACCAACTGGTCGTACAGCAAAGGCCATTGGTTTTATTGCCAAAGGTGCCACAGAGCCAAAATGGTTCAGCAAACCGCTGACAATTGATTTTAAATTTAGAACCTTTGAGGTTGTAAAATGAACGAACGAATTAAAGAACTTAGAAAAAAAGCATGGGCTTTTGTGACACATGACCTTGAAACGGTAGAAAGAGACCATGTGGTAACGTATGCAGAACATATAGAAATGCATTACGCAAAGTTCGCCGAGTTGATTGTTAGGGAATGTGCTGGCATCTGTGAAAAAGATGGCAGATGGTGGGCTGAGAAAGGATATCTAATGGAAGCAGGTGAAGCAGGTTCTCTGGCTACACAGATTAAAGAACATTTCGGAGTTGAAGAATGAACAAGTTTGCTGTTGGTGATGTACTGGATGTGAGTCAAGAGTTTGCTATCTATCGTGAAGCCATTGTTGAAGATGTATTCACTAAAAAGAACGGTAGCGTATATGTGAAAGTTCGTGGAGTGTTGGCTGATGGCACATTGTCAAAGAAGCAACACGATGTATGGCAAGATGCCGCTGGCGTCTCAAAGATACGATAACATTCGGGAGTTGACGAATACCATCGACTGTTTTTGGCTAATATCAATGCCATCCGTGACCATTTTGGTGTTGTAAAATAACAACACATCGCTTGCCAATTCCTACCATTATGTTAGAATAACCATATTGATTAGGAGATTAATATGGTCGTGGTAAAATTTAACGGCCGGTGGGTGCAGGTCGTTAGATTTGCCAGAACCGTCCAATTCTCAAGTGATACCGATTGGTTTATGGTGTCTATTGATTGGCAAGTTGCTGATAGAAAACGGCAACATTTTAGATGGGTGCCTGCCAATACCAGGTTTGAAGATGTGAAGGAGTTTGTATGAAGTGTGCATTATTACCATTATTGATAGTATCAGCCTCGGTCCATGCCAATATGTGGACCGAGGACAAGAATGGCAATGTTATTGTTGCCCGTACACCAAAGCAGATTGCCAAGGCTGAGGCAGGTCAATTAAAGCACCTGAACCAAATATACCAACCTTTTATCATAGAAGTACCAGACGAGCCAGTTAAGCGTAAGGTTGCTGTTAAAAAACCTAATGAGTTGGCAGTTGACCATAAAGGTAAGAAGATTGCCGGTCAAACCGATAAAGATGTGAATTGCCTGGCTTATTCTATATTCAGAGAGGCGGGCAACCAAAGTGAAAATGCTCAATTGGCAGTCGGTCAGGTTCACGTTAACCGATTGAAAGAAGGTTCATGGGGTGATAGAATGTGCCAGGTCGTCTATGCACCTCACCAATTCTCATGGACTGATGAGCAGAAGGTGGTCAAGTGGTCAGAAAACCAGAGAGATAAATTTGTTGCTGAGGCAAGGTCTCTAATGAATGGTTTACGAGTAAAGAAATTAGATGGTGAAAATATTCTAAACTACCATGCCGACTATGTGGCACCGAGATGGGCAAAGCAAGGTCAGGTTGTTGCCAAGGCAGGTCCTCATATATTCTACAAAAATGTACCATATTAAGTGCTTGCCAAGGTCTTTTTGGTGTGTTAAAATCACGGTGTTGTCCAATGATGTATAGGAGATAATTATGGGTAAATTTAAAGAATTATATATTACGATTGAAGATATGTTATTGAATGGTTATGACCACGAGGACATTTCCAATATTCTTGGTGTATCTAGAGAAACCATTAGACAGGTTGAAGGTACTATTGATGAGCAATTAGAAGCATCATATGATTCACCCGAGAGATGGGCATTATGATGAATTTTATATTAGGTTTTATTCTTGGCATTATGGTTGCAACTACTGGCTTTGCTGGTGTTGCCAAGATATTAGACAATGCAACCGGTATTGTTAAAAAAGAAACTGTGGAGTTATCTAAATGAGTAAAGAAAAAATATTGAGTGTTGTTAATTTTATTGGTAGAATGGCAGCGTATGGGGTGATGTGTGTGTGCTTATATCAAGGACAATGGAATGAGGCAACAGCCTTTGGTGTAATGAACATTAGTTTATTGCTTGAACAATGGGATTCTGAAAAATGAAAATATTATTTGTCTCTCATAGTATAGATGGTAGTCAAACCGCTATTACTGTAATGCATGAACCAATAGGTGACCCGGCATATAGTCCATTCTATACTGAAAAAGGAAGTTTTGAGATTTATTTGTACAATGACAATGGACACCAAGAATTGTGGAGTGTGGCCAATACCTTTGTTGATGCTGTGATGTTACACAAATCATTATGTGAGAAGTGTTCTATACGAGTAAATATGTGATGAGACATAAACACGCAGATTTAATTATTGCTTGGGCTAATGGTGCTCAAATTCAAATTAAATACAATGATGACGAATGGGTAGATGTTAAAAGGCCTGGTTGGCATGAAGATTGTGAATACAAAATAAAACCAGAACCTGAATTAAAACTTACATTCGATGGTTATTTTCCATATATGCTTAAATCAGCGGAGGTTATAGAATGAAACTGAGTGAATTAAAAGAATACATTGACCGTATCATGGAATATGCACCACGTGATGCAAACTCCGAAGTTATGATTGCAATTAAAATACCTTGGGCAACCGTTGGTGCAAGACCAATGAGACCAATCACAGGTATTATGCAAGGCTTTGATTGGGAACAAGGCAAAATCATATTGAGTACCGATGAACATCTAACACCATATGATAAAGTAGTTGGTGATTCGCTTCGTAAGGTATATGATAAATTAGGCTTTGCTGAATACCAGAATAAAGTTCTCGAAGGGGAGATTAAAGAGTTAAAGAAACAATTAGCAGAGGCTGTGAAGTGAAACAATATTATATAAAAGAACGAGTACTAGGATCAGAGGTTCCTGTTGTACTTGCGGCAACTACATTAGAAGATGCCAAAGACGAAGTGAGACATGGTTGGGCCAATGGTGGTAAGAAAACAATCGTTTGTGTTACCTATCAAAAGGTCAAAGAGAAAGAATATGTTATTGATACGGATTATTAAATGAACGAACAAATTAAACTACTCGCTAAAAAGGCTGGAATAAATCTAACACCTGCTCAATTTTCAGGTGTACTAGAGGATGAAGTTGATGAATTTGCACTGGAAGATTTTGCCAAGTTATTGGTTTATGAATGTGTTGATGTTATTGATGAAACCCATAGGAGTCAAGGTTTAAACATCTTCATTATTGATAAGATTAAACAACATTTTGGAGTTGAAGAATGAAAAAACTGATTAAAGACGGTAAAGTGGCAGTACTAATCTCACCAGGTTATGGTGGAGGTTGGTCTACATGGTCATATGGTGATCCTGATGAATTGCTATTTGATCCTGTTATTGCTCAAATGATATTAGATTGTGCTGATATTGATGAGATTGAAGAAGTGGTTAGATTGAGGCATCCAGAAGAAACTGCTTGCATGGGTGGTCTAGAAGACTTAGAGGTGCAATGGGTAGACCAAGGCAAAGAGTTTATTGTGGAAGAATATGATGGTGCTGAAAGTATTCGTTATAAAGATGGAATTATATGGAGTGTAGCATGAGAGAACAATTAATGAGTTTTGAGGATCATATAGAAGAATTTGCGGTATCATATGCCGGAGAATTTTACAGAGATGGTACAGTACCAACCGATTCTAGTTATTGGTGTGGTGCAGCTGCAAGGCATTTTGGTCGTGATGAAGAAGAAGCCTTGATATTGTATGCTACCTTATTTCCATATGCTTACAAATACATTGGTGAAATTGAAAACATTAAAAGGAACGCCATATGAGCGCAAGATGGGATTTGATGTGTGCCACGTTGGCATCAATTAGCAAAGAACAACCACCTGGTCATGGTGAGATGGTTGCCAATACAATTGTGACAATGACCGTTGGTAAAATTGTTGACCGTAGAAAATACGAGAAACTTACGGAACGATTAGAGGCAGAGGCAACACCAACCAAGAAACTGTTAGAAGATACAATCAACGCACAGAGAGCGGAGGCATATGCCAAGACCAGTTGGAGAACCAGCTCTAGTAGTGAAAAGCACTTTGCAAACAAATAGGAGAATATTATGGTAGAATGGTCAATCAAACCGAGTTGGAAGAAATCATTGTATGAACGCCAGCATTTCACCAAAGGTGATAATTTATTAATTGTTGAAACTACATGGCGTTGGGGTGAATTCACAACATACACCGAAGATGACACACCACCTGATATTGTAGATGGTACAGACCTCTACGATTGTGAATATCAGGTTGAATTGGTAGAATGTGAAGATGGTTGTGGTGAAGACTATGATTATGATGAATGTGATGAAGAAACCACAGAATGGTTGGAGAATTACTTTGATGAAGGCAATTCATATTTTGACCTAGAAGAACATGGTTGGGATATGGGTCATACTGAAATGATTATTGGTTGCGACCCCGAAATTACCAAAGTAGAATGATACTTGATGATGATGGTCTACCAGTACGTACCGATGTGACCATATGGGAAAGGTTTAAGAATGTTATGGTGTCCATAATACTTTTTAATATATTCAGAATGAGGTCATATACATGGAACCAATACTACAGAATTTATAAGTTTATAATCTATAGAGCATGGTATTTTATTAATACAAATGGAAATTTTGAGGCAGAAGAATGAGAAAAGAATTAGACGAGAAACTATGCGAGGATCATCCAAAGATATTTGCAAACCGTAATGGTGATATGACTACCACAGCCATGTGTTGGGGTTTTGAATGTGGTGATGGTTGGTACAACATTATCAACAGCCTATGTCACCTAATACAAGGCCACATTGATTGGCACAATAGTAAACGTGAACGTGCTATCAAATACAATGAGATGATTAAACAGGCTCAGGCAGGTGATTTTACATTGTTTGATGCATACTATGCTGGTTATAATCCAGAATATATCGCAACCACTAAAGAAAAGATAATGACACATAGCATATGGGACATTCCTGAACCAATGCCTCAAGTGGTGGCAGAACAGGTTAAAGAGAAGTTTGGTACATTAAGGTTCTATACAAACCTATCCGATGATTACATTACTGGTGCAATATCAATGGCAGAGGCTATGAGTCTTACTACTTGTGAAGAATGTGGTAATCCAGGTCAAAGCAATGATGGTGGTTGGTTGCGTGTGAGATGTAAGGACCATGAATGACCTGCAAAACACACCCTGATGCACCACATGGATTTGTCCGTGATGCCAGCCATTCAGAAGACCGATATGTGTGTGAATGTGAGTTTTGGGAAGAACCAAAGATGAACGAACGAATTCGGCAAATATTGAATGAAGCAACTGTTGGACTAGAACCAGACTTATCTACACCTACAACCATCACACTCAACGAATTGTCCAAGTTCGCTGAGTTGCTTATTGGAGAATGTATTGACCGAATTACCACGTATGATTTGGTGCCTGGCCATTCGGCTAAATGGGAAGATATCTATGACATTCATGCTAGGTTGTTACAAGACTTAGGTGAAGATTTGAAAGAACACTTTGGGATTAAAGAATGAACGAACGAATTAGAGAAATTTCTCAAGAAGCTAAACAATATGCTCTCGATAGTATGATTAAAATCTCAGACAAAGAAGAAGCATTAAAAGTCTATGCGGAATCATACGACATAAAGTTTGCCGAATTGCTGATTAGAGAAGCGGCAAGAATAGCTGATATGGTCAGCGAGAATAAAGTCGAATGGGTCGGTGGAAACATCTTAAACTACTTCGGAGTCCAGGAATGAACAAACGAATAGGACAACTTGCCGAACAGGCTGGACTTCTAGGTCCTAGTAGCCGAGTAGGAAACTCACACGAAGCCACAGAGAGGTTTGCCAAACTGGTTAAAGATGACTATAGTAAAAGACATGCTCGACTATGGTTAAAGAGAATTGATAATGCCGTCAAAGCCGAACGAGAAGAAATTGAAAAGCGAGTCATGGAGTTGGATGAAACCCTAGCAACACGAGTCAATGTAATTAATAAAGCAATTAGAACAGGAGAAAAGAATGAAAGATGAAAGTCATTTACCAATAACAGAGCAAAGTCTAGTGTACCGTTTAAGAAAACGTGCAGAGATTCGAAGGCAGATACCAGGCAGATTATCAGCCACAGAAGGTAAAGCTGATAGAATTGCTGATTTGCTTGATGAAGCGGCTAATGAAATAGAACGGTTAAAGGATAAGGAATGAATATAATAGCAATGGCATTAATTCTAGTCCTAGACAGTCTATTAAAATGAATACTTAAGTTCTCCATTGAAAAATGTGAGAACTTTTTTCTTATGTTGCCAAATTCCGTGGTTATGGTATACTAGAGGCTTAGATTGATTAAGGAATGATATGGGAAGAAAACAGATTATCCAGGGGTTGAAAAACTCACAGCGTATCCGTGTTATCGTTGACGGTGTAGGTTTTATTACCACAGTCCAGGACGCTACTGAAATGCCATTCACCGAGCAACGGGTTGCTGTTTGGAACGCTTTGGAAGTGATTGGTCGTGAGAAGATCCAAGGTTATGGCGGCCAAAGCAGAGTTTATGACTATAAAATGATTGCTAAAATTGTGGATTTTCAAATCAATCTGTTGTAAAAATACAACACGATGGTTGACAATTTCCTTGGTTCTGGTATAATAGATGTTTTAAATGTGAGGAGTTATTATGATTAATTTTGAGAATCAGGCTATGCCTACAGAGTCCGGTTTATATGTTATCAACCGTGAGAAAGCTGGCCATTTTTACCGCTATTATAATGCTGAAACCAAGAATTGGGGTTTCTGCTCATTTGACAAAGCGGAAGCATATGAGAAGCGAGACACCCGCTCAGGTGTAGGTTTCTTTGGCTGGGCTGGTCCTGTTAAGATTACAGATCCAGAATTCAACCGAGATATCCGAATGGAAGCACCAACGGTTGCTAAACTACCCTTGGCAAGCAAAAAGTCCAAGACTGTTGCTCCAGTACAACAGACTGTTGCTAAAAAGCCACGCACCAAAACTGCGTCCAACGCAACGAAAACTGCCAAACCTACTATGGCTAATGGTACAGTTTTCTATCGTGCCGACCGTGCCAAATGGGTTGCTGTATGGGACGGAAAACAAGAAGCCGCCCGTCCAACCAAGGAAGCTTGTATCAAATTCTTAGAGAAAAAGTACTCATTTAAGGATGTAATCATAATTGAGTAATTCCAATCTCGACCAATCCGGTCGGGTATTGGTTGCCAAATTCCGTGGTTCTGGTATAATTAGTGTTTTAGTTATGAGGTTATTATGAGTACAATTACAAAAGTCGGTTCCATGTTTCAAGCAACAATCAACGGAAAGATTGTTAAGCGTTCCAAACTCAAGCACTTAGAGTATGTGCTTCGCAAATCAGGTGTATCATCCGAATCCACGGTTGCTGAACCAGTTCAATCCCGCTTTACTATCAATGAGCGCTTCGGATTCTTATCTGATATGGTTCTAATGCTTGCTAAAGGCGACCAAGCATCCGTAGTTGTCACAGGTCCTGGCGGACTTGGTAAATCTCATACAGTATTAAAATCCTTGACCAATGCAGGTTTTACCGATATCTCCTTGCTCGAAGACTTTGCTGTTGGTACTAAACTCAATACCTTAAAGTCCTTTACAGTAATCAAAGGTTACTCCACACCTAAAGGTCTATACCGTACATTGTATGAGAATAAAGATGGTGTTATTGTATTTGATGATTGTGACTCCGTGCTTAAAGATCCAGTATCCTTGAACCTGTTAAAAGGTGCTCTCGATTCTTATTCTCGCCGTATCATTTCCTGGAGAGCAGATATGAAGGATGATGAGCTGCCACAATCGTTTGAGTTTAAAGGTCGTGTGGTTTTTATTTCAAACCTCGCTAGTGACAAACTAGACCAAGCCATCATCACTAGATCCATGGCTGTTGACCTCAATATGACTACAGAGCAAAAGGTAGAGCGTATGCGTCACTTGGTTTCCGATTCTATTGAATTTATGCCAGAATTCGAGATGGCGCACAAGGTAGATGCCTTGAATTTAATTGATAAACTCCGTGACCGTGTCAAAGAGTTATCACTCCGTACCTTAATTCAGGTAACTAAAATCCGTAAGAGCGCAGGTAGCAATTGGGCTAACCTTGCTGAATATTCAATTTGTGGGTAATATTATGAGTAGAAAATTTAACGACCTAGAGGTCGTAGCAATTCAAGAGGTAAAGAAAAAAATTAGGAACGGAGTGTCAAAGGCTTTATTGCCTATTAACCATTCACTCCGTTCACATTTGATTAATAATTGTATTGTAACTGGTGGTTGTAGTTATTCCTTGTCTCTTAACCGAGATCCTAATGATTGGGATTTGTTATTCAAGGATGAAATTTCAGCCAATAGCTTTAGGGGATACATTACGCAACATCAAGAAGATGTAATGGATATGACCGAATATACTGGTGCAGATATCAAAGGCGCTAAATTAATCACAGCCAATGCCGTGACCTTAAAGAATAAGGTACAAGTGATTGATTGGAAATGGCAAAGGCATAATTTTGATTTTATTCATTGTATGCCTTGGTATGACCTGAAAGAAGACAAGTATTATATTGCTGCAGCACAGTATGATGCTATTAAAAATAAGCAATTGATTGCGAGAGATCCAGACACATTTAAACCTAATGATAAACGATTGAAGAAGTGGTTGGATCGTGGATTTACCATAGAGTTTAAAGTGGATGAATTAGTATGAGTATAATTAAAGAGATTATATTAGACCTAGGCACCAGGTTAATGTTAGTGTGTCTTGGTATTTTAATATCAATAGTCGGTTTCTTTTCGCCTGGTACCTGTATTGAGGCATTAGCAAAAGTAACTATAACAGCAAGAGAAAGGGAATAAAATGACAGTATATAATGCAGACGGAACAAAAGTAAAAGGATTTTGGACAAATTGGGATCATTTAGAGGTAGAACAAATGCAAAAAGATTTAGAACAAATCGAACACCTAGAACACTTGAAATATGAGGTAGCACACCTTAAGACATTGGTTAAAGATACAAGTACAGGCCATATACGGACTGCTATTGGTGTACTAGAAGACCGTATCAACCAATTGACACCTAAACCACAACTAAGGCGAGTGTTTGAGGTTGAAATCATCAAGCGTGATAGTTATGCTTATACACCACATAAAAAACGGTTTGAAAGTGCTGATGAGGCTTGGAAATTCTATGATGAAGTTTTAAAAGATCCTTATTGGTTGGCACAGGAACCTATCACAATTAGGAAATAATATGGAAATTGTAAAAAAAGTAATTGCATTTATTGTATTCTTTTTGTTAATACCAATAGGTGCTACTGCCGTGTTTGGTTATTGTTATAACTATTCGGTTATGTTGGAAGAAAATAAATACCATTGTATCAATAACCTTTTGTATAGACAGGTTAATGACAGTACATTTGAATTCTTAAATAAGAGTTGCGTAGGCATAGACAAGGACTAAAATGATTAGAGAGATTACCACATATGACGGCAACACGGTACGTTCCCGTGATCCATACGACACTAGACCATATACAGAGGTTAAGGTTAGTAAATTGTATGAATGTACGGAGTGTGGTAGTTATTTCTCTAAGATTAAGGATCATACAAAGTATTGTCCTAGTAACAAATCAGAAACTGTAGAATCAAGGAGTATGGCATGAAAAAAATAGTGTTTCTATTATTGTTGGCTGCCACAATGACCGCCAATGCACAATATCGCCACGGTTGTTGTTATCGTGGAGGTTACGGACTAGGTTGGGTGGCACCTGCCGTAGTGGGTGGTGTAATCGGCTATGAATTGGCACGACCAAACCAAACGGTTATTGTCCAACAACCTGTACCACTACCACCACCTCCAGAATCCTACGTTTATCCGCCACCCGCTAATTTCCACTATGTTACAGCATATGATCCTACCTGTAACTGTTACAAGTCCGTCCTGGTACCAAATTAAATGTTGTATTTTGGCACCAATGGTTGCCAAATACCAGAAAGTATGGTACAATTGAGTTATCGAATTATGGAGTTTTATTATGAGTTTTAATCGAAATGCACAGGCATTTATCGTAGCGGCTGAGAACAAATTTGGTATTGGTGCAACCATGACCAGAGATGATATCAACCGAGTTGTGAAAGAAGAAAACGTACCATTCCCTTACTGGTTCACCAATAAAAATGAATACAGAACAGGTCGTGGTCAATATAGATTACCTGAATTGGATAATAGTGTGAATACTGTAGAAGAACCTGCTGTTGAAATGGCATTACATAGTACTGCTCAAGTACTTACATTCAAACAACCTAAGTTGATTGATGAATCAGATCCATCCATACCAGAGAAATTCCCTGATTATGTGCCGTTTGGTTTTTTCAAAGACTTAACAAGTATCGTTAAAGCAAAGTCCTTTTATCCCGTATTCATTACAGGCCATTCAGGCAATGGTAAGACTTTGATGGTTGAGCAAGTATGTGCAGAATTGAAAAGAGAGTGTATCCGTGTTAACATATCTATTGAAACAGACGAATCCGATTTACTTGGCGGCCCTACTTTGGTTAATGGTAACGTTGTTAATCGTGATGGTCCTGTTATCACAGCTATGAAACGTGGTGCTGTTCTATTGATTGACGAAGTAGACCGTGGTTCTAATAAGTTGATGTGTTTGCAGGGTATCTTGGAAGGCAAACCATATTACAACAAGAAGAACGGTGAGTTGGTTCATCCTAAAGAAGGTTTCACCGTGATTGCTACCGCTAACACAAAAGGCCAAGGTAGTGATGAAGGCAGATTCTTGGCACAGATTCTAGACTCCGCTTTCTTAGAAAGATTTGTTATCACCGTTGAACAGGAATTTCCTGACAAGAAAGTTGAGAAGAAAATCCTCACACCATTGATTAATGATGCTGAGTTTGTAGATTGCTTGACCAATTGGGCTGATGTGGTTCGCCAGACCTTTAAACAAGGTGCTATTGACGAGATTATATCTACCCGTAGATTGGTTCATATAGCAAAGACTTTCACTATTTTCAAAGATAGAATGAAAGCCATTGAGTTGTGTGTTTCGAGATTTGATGAAGAAACCAAGACGGCATTCCTTGACCTCTATAGCAAGATTGACGTTAAAGTTGAGGCACCAAAAGTTGAAGCCGCAAAACCCGTGAACATGGATGAAATTCCATTTTAATTTGTAATAGGAGTATATTATGACAGTAGTACGTAAAGGCAAACAAAACCGCCACGAGAAAATCACCCAAGTAATGTTGAGTGGTAAACCAGTAACAATTGACGAGATTAAATCCGTCTTTAGTGGTACAGACCAAGAAGCGGTACTGTACCGATTATCAACCAACATTTATAACATCCGTTTAGATGGCGGTAATGTTAAAGTGATTAAGAATGGACGTAAGGTGCAGGCATACCAATTGCTGAATCCTGAAGCATTTGATAAGAATGGACGTTTCATTGTACAATCAACAGCACCAGCACCTGTTGCTGAAGTTGCTGAACAAACCGAAACACCTGAATTAGTAGAGGCTTAATATGAGTAGATACGTTGAAGTTGAAGTTGACTTGGTTGATTTTGATGATGATGACTTGCGTGAGGAGTTGGAATCTAGAGGTTATGAAGTCTCGGATGAGGGAAGACTCAAAGATATATTAATCGAATCAATTTGGCTTAAACGTAGATTAGGGCAAGACTATCAGGCGGAACTTGATAGTCTTATATACAAAGCATTAGGGAGAGCAATATGAACGAATGGGATAAAGATAACTTAATGTTCATTATGAAGTCTGATTACAAGACCTTTAAGGCTTGGATGGAACAGGCAACTGATGATGATATTAATTATGCCTTACAGTTAATTGCTGAGTTTAAGAAAGAGCAAGCAATGATGTCAGCAACTATAAAAGAAAGAGTTGGTGCTCATTACCCCGAGGTAACCGATTTTACTCAGGCGAAGCAAGTGTTAGAGAAGTTTAGACTATAAATTGATTATGTTTGTTATGGAGAATTGTGATGGATAATATTTTGAACACATTGACGTTCAATCAAAGTGTAATGGAGGTTGTCGTAGTAGTCGGTTTAATTGCCGTGGTACTAGGTACTATCCTTGTTTTGTATTGGCATTATATTGTTGCCGGTTTGGCAGCTTTCTTTTGTGTTGTAGTATTGGCAAATCACAAAACTCCAACAGCAGAACCTGTGCCTACACCGGTTAAAGTTGAACAGTCTTTGACACCAACTGAAAAGATTGTTGAAGAACCTACACCGCCAGTTGTTGAAGTTAAACCAGACCCTGAAGTAAAACCATTAGATGAGCATCAAGCGTATCTAATTGACTGTATGAGACTTACCGATTTTGAATACGAAACCTGTGACCAGATGTGGACTAATCGTCAAAATGGTTTACAAGATGCTAGATACCGTAAAGGTAAAAATCATATGATGAAAGTGGCTAGAAAATTATGACTGATAATGAATTGATACAAATGAGCCATGATGTTGATGACTTTATCAACAAAATGGTTTCAGTCCACGGCATTAATTTTGCTGTGGTCGTTGCCACTATCTTTGCCAGACTAGCGGTAATTGCTATGGAAACCAACCAGGAGATTGGTATGCTGAGGTTGATGGGATCTATGCAAGAATCTCTCCTAAAGTCTCTGGATGTGTCCAAACGAGGGGAATAGTGTTGTGTTTTTACAACAAAATGGTTGCCATTTCACCAAAAGTGTGATATAATTGGGTTTTGAGGAAAATATTATGAGAGTTGCACTAGCATCCGATGTCCATTTGGAATTCGGTGATTTAATTTTAAAGAATGATGATAATGCCGATGTATTGCTTTTGGCTGGTGATATTTGCGTGGCGAAAGAATTACCATTTACTGATAGCCGATACTATGAAAGATTCCACAATTTCTTTTCCCGTTGTGCAGCCGAGTTCAAAGAAGTAGTCTATATTGCAGGTAACCATGAACACTATCATGGCACTTATGATGAGACCCACAATATTTTGAAGACTCAATTGGCAAAGCATACAAATATCCATGTATTAGACAGAGAACATATTACCATTGGTGATACGTTATTCTTTGGTGGTACATTGTGGACGGACTTTAACAATGAAGATCCAAGTACAATGAGGTCTATCCGTGAGATGATGAATGATTTTAGAATCATTGCTGCACCTGGTGGCCGTAAGTCCTCTTGGAAAGATGCTGAAGGTAATCTACATTACAGGATTTCCAAATTGACACCTGAAGATGTATTGGTTGACCACAAAGACTTCTTGGATAAGTTGAATCAATTAAGTTCATATAACAAAATTGTGGTTGTGGGTCATCACTCACCTAGCAAATTGTCTACAAAACCACAATATGAAGATGATTGGGAAATGAATGGTGGGTACAGTTCAGATTTGAATGATTTTATTTTGGATCGTCCAAATATCAAACTTTGGGTTCATGGTCACACACACCATGCCTTTGATTACATGGTAGGTTCTACCCGTATTCTATGTAACCCTAGAGGTTATGTTGGTTATGAGGTTAATGAAGATGAGTTTAAGTTGATTACTATTGAAGTATGATATGCTCGGCTTATTTCTTGATATTATGAACCTATTATTCGTAGGTTACTTTCTAGGTATTGCCGTGATGTTATTCAAAATCAACCTGGCCGAAAGAAAAGGTAGAGGAATGACAACACGGCAAGCTCTTAAAGATATGGTGAAAGAGATATTTTATATACAAAAGATTGGTGGTAAAGATGAGTGAGTTTGAAGTAGATTGTATGAAAACATATGGTAGAGTATTGACTGGTAAGTATAAGCATTATTGTGCCGAATGGGATTATGTACCAATAGATGAAACCTTTCCAGAATTTAAAGTCTGCCATTGCTTTAAATTTAATTCTAATGTAAAATCAGGTGCTGATATCAATACAGGTGATGGTGGTTATAGTGAAAGTACCAAAGAAAAGTATGATGAATTTGTGAAACTAAGAGAGGCTAGTATGGTTGATAAGACTGAACGTAAGAATGAAGACCGTAAGATTTTTATTGTAGAAACCGTTAGTATGTTTCGCATGAGATATGCCGTGTTTGCAACTTGTGAAGAAGATGCAATGGATGAATTCACAATTAGGACGGGTGATGTAGATTTCCATGAGATGTCACAACAACATATTGGTGAGAATATTATATCGGTTCGTAAAGTATCCGAGAAGAAATTCTTAAAACAGTATGACAATGACAATGGTCCTTGCACTTGGTCTGACGACCAGAAACTAAGTGTAATAAATGTGATTGATTACGAGGAATAATGAAGAAAATTTTGATTACTGGTAGTGCTGGTTATATTGGTCAACACCTGGTACAGTTGCTTAAAGATAAGTATGATATAACAGGTATCGACCATAGATGGGATGCTGAAGACTACCCATTGACCAAACGAATGGATATTTTCAATGTTGATAAGTATACATCATATGATGCTGTAGTTCATCTGGCTGCCTTTGTGTCTGTTGGCGAGAGTATGGAAACTCCATCAGAATATTACCTGAACAATATTGAAGGCACCGCAAGGTTGCTTGACAATATTGGTTATGATAATATTATCTTTGCTTCAACTGGTGCGGCTGCTGATCCGACCTCACCATATGCAAGGTCAAAGTTATGTGCTGAAGATATCGTTAGGCAATTTGCAACCGAGAATTACACGATATTCAGGTTCTATAATGTAATTGGCTCTGAGTATGGTATTGAACCTACTAATCCCGATGGTCTAATGATGGCACTTAGAAATGCCGTTAAGACTGGTGAATTCAACCTATATGGTAATGATTATCTGGAGAGTTTAGACGGTACAGCAATGAGAGATTATATTCATGTGATGGATGTATGCCGTACCATTGAGAAGGCTATTGAGAATCCTACTAACAACATAGAGGAACTTGGTACTGGTCAACCAATATCGGTTCAAGCTATGATTGATATCTATAAAAGAATTAATAATGTGGATTTTAAGGTCGTTGTAAAACCGAGACGACCAGGAGATTTGGCATTATCCTGGTGCCAAAATGTCTCGCCTTTATTCACAAAATCTGTTACAATAGAAGAATTATTGAAGGAGATATAATGAGAGCAATATTGACAATATTGTGGGTGGCAGGTGTGGTGTTGGCTCAAGGTTTTTGGCCAACATTCTTTGCCTTTCTTGTACCATTCTATTCATGGTATATCGTTGTTGAACAGGTTATTATAAAGTACAATTTACTATGAAGATATACAAAAGCAATTATCGTGACCATTGGGTTTCTCCCTATAGAATAGTTGAGAAGGTTTGTTTTTGGGAGAAAGACAATGACGTATTCTATGAAGACGGTGGTACATACGAAAAGATAACCGACTTATTGGTGCCTGTTTCTAAAGCAATTCAATGGGTGCTAAACTTAATATATCCAAGAATCAACTATGTTAAGATTGACCGTTGGGATACTTATTCAATGGATCATACATTGTCTGACATTATTCTACCAATGTTAAGACAAATGAAAGAATCAAAACACGGTGCACCATATGTTGATGATGCTGATGTGCCGTATGAATTGAAGTCTATCAATGACTCACCGTATGTTCAAGAATATTGTGTTGATGAAAAACTACATTTTGCTCGATGGGATTATATACTGGATCAAATGATATTTGCCTTTGAATGTAAGGTTGATGACTCATGGGAAGATTTGTTCCGTTCTGGTGTGCACGATATGAAAAGTGTACCATGTGAATGGGATGAAAACGGTAAGCCGACAATGTACACCTTTGAAAAAGGTCCTAATGATACCTATGTGTGTGACTATGAAAGCATGGCAGAGTACGAAAAGCGTATACAGAATGGTTTCAGACTATTCGGTAAATATTATCAAAACTTATGGGATTAAATTATGAAGGTAAAAATTTATAAGAGTGAATGGCATCAAATGGAAAGAAAATATGTTGTCGAAATTGATGAAGATTTGGTCAATGAACTTTATCCCGATAACACCAAAAAGAAAAACAAAGAAATTCTAAAAGGTTTAAAAGATGGCACCACAGATATTGATGAGTTTATGGGTGATGCTTTTGGTGAGATAGATATAGATTGGGAACATGAATATGATGATTTGTGGACCGACCGTAAAGGTGGATATGAAATAACTTATGAGGTGGAACAATGAACAAGTATTATAATCCTGAAAGATATGAAAATAAACTCGGCTATAGGCAAGTGAGTCAAACAGCACGAGATGAAAGAAATTATGAAAACTATGCAGGTGAGTATACTGCAACGGAAGAAATATTGAAACAGCGTGCATCTCAACAAGCACTGCCAGAACGTAATCATCAACTCACAACTGCACATATGCTTAATTTATTGAATGGTTCACTTGATAGGTTACATGAGGAAATTTCGGCTCTTGAAAATTCGATAACACCAGTTTTAAGGTCTCCAGATCCAATAACAGCGAAAGACTCTCCACAAGAGGGAAATCATGCAGCTGTCAATTTGTCTCTTATTTGTCTAAATGAGAGAATTGGTTATGAGATTGAACGAATTGAAGATTTGTATAAACGAGCAGAGGTTGTGTAATGATGTCACTTATACACCTCATTTCAGCCAATCGTAGGTTGAAAGAGTTAGAGAAAACTGTTACCATGTTAAAGCATGATAAGCATAAAGAAGATGATGTGCCTGTTATGGTGCTAGCACAGAGAGATTTTGTTAAATTAGAAGTAGAATACTATCAAGATGAGGTAAGAAATCTTTTAGCATATACTCTCTTTGCCATAGGATTTCTGTTTCTTATCGGTGTGGCTTCATACCCTTTTCTTATTAACTATGGAGTAATATAATGTGGGCTAAAATCAAATTACACAAATGGCAAATCATTCAGTTTATAGTTGGTATTGGTCTTATGGTTGGTTGTTATGTTCTATCCGACAGACTAAATACTCATACGCCTGAAGCTCTTAAGGAGTTCAAGGACGGAGTTCAGAACCATTTGATATGGGACATTAAAGGACAATGTTTCTTTGTGCGTCCACATTCTGATGTGACTGTGTATTTGATCCGAGTTCCGGATTGTGATAGAAAATAATAGGAGAAAATTATGGCTTTATTTGTAGAAGTTAACTCAGTAGAAAAAGGTTGCAAGGTCATTATTAATATTGACCATATCATGGAAATTGCTCCGATGAAAGGTGGCGGTTGTACACTATTCACACTTGATGGTGCATCCACAGCAGGCAAAACATCAATGAGAGTTACTGATTCTTATGAGATGTTCAAACAATTTGCTATGACTACCGTTTCTGGTGATATGATTAAAGACCGTATCTCTAAGATTAATGCTAGTGTACCGGATGAAATGAAGTCGCCTGTTGCTATAGAAAAATCAAAGTCAACTAAAAAAAGTGGAATGACCTCAACATCTGATATTGGTTTTGATATTCCTAAACTGTAATGAAATTTACTCTAAGTTGTGAGTGTAAAGAAGATACCTTATTCAAACAAAAGGCTGCTAAAAACACCCTAGAGTTTGAGGCAGAAACACTTCCTGAGGTCCTAGAAGAAATCGAAAGGTTTCTCAGGGGGTGTGGATACCATTTTGATGGCGTGGTCGACATAACCAAAGATGAATAAATATAAGGTAATTTCATCAATTAGAGGTAAAAATGACCAAAAGTTTCGTATCTTTCCGTAGTTTCCTGACTGAAGAACACAATGAAAAACACGTAGAATGGCCACAAGGTAAGAGAATTCTTATCATTGGCTATGGTTCCGTTGGTCAGGCGATACTTCCAATGATTATGAAGCACCTAACTTCTGACGGTTCTCTAATTACCGTGTTGGAAAAGGGTGAGAATGAGAAAATCTTTAAGAAAAGAAACGTTGGCAATGGTGTTACATACGTTAAACATGAGGTTGTCCGTAAAAATCTTAAAGCAACACTAGAACAACACGTTGGCCATGGTGGTTATATCGTTGATTGTTCATTGAATATTGGTGCCTATGAGATTATGGAATGGGCATTAAAGAATGATTGTAACTATATCAACACATCACTAGAACGCTGGGCAGACCAACAAGACGAAACTATACCAGACAAGTCTGAGCGTACACTATTCCATACTCATAGTGTAATGAGAAAACTCAGAGAGAAGTATCCAAATGGTCCAACTATTACAGTTACACACGGTGCTAATCCAGGTCTAGTAACACACCTAACCAAGCGTGCTCTATTAGAGATTCGTAGACACAAAGACAACACAGCACATGAAATTCCTGAGACTAGGGAAGAATGGGCACAGTTGATGAAGTCTCTTGGTATTAAAGTTATCCATGTGGCTGAACGTGATACTCAACTAATCAATGTACCAAAGAAACCAAATGAGTTTGTAAACACTTGGTCACCAGAAGGTTTTTGGGCAGAAGGTCGTGCACCTGCTGAAATGGGTTGGGGTACACATGAGAAGAAGCATCCAGTTAATGGTCGTTCACAAGGCAATGCAGCCTATTTGAATGAACCTGGTCTATCTGTACTGATGAAGTCATGGGTACCAAGTGGACCATACAATGGTTTCTGTGTACAACACTCAGAGGCTGTTACAATCTCCGATTACTTTACAACTAAAGATGGTAAGTTTAGACCATCTGTTTATTATGTGTATCAACCATCTGATGCAGCCGTTGCTTCTGTACATGAATTACGTGGCCGTGAATTAGATATGCAGACCACTCAGCGTGTGGTTAAAGATGAGATTATTACCGGTGTGGATGAATTAGGTGTACTATTACTAGGTGAGAAGTTTGGTATGTGGCATGGTTCTCAACTTGGTATTGATGAAGCACGTAGATTAATCCCAGGAGAATCCGCAACATCTATCCAGGTTGTGGCATCCATGTTAGGTGCTATGGTGTGGGCTCTAGAAAATCCTAACCGTGGTTATGTAGAACCTGAGGAGATTGACTTCAAAGAAGTATTGAAGTATGCCGATCCATACCTAGGACCAATTCCATACGTTTGGACAGAGTGGAAACCTAACCAAGACAAGAATTCACTATTCTACCGTGAGTTTGATGCCTCAAATCCTCTATCATTTGAGAATTTCAGAGTCTGGACTTGACATAAATTTTATATTATGATACAATACCGTTATGAATATCTTTTACCTACACAATAATGTACAGACTTGTGCTGAAATGCACAATGATAAACATTGTATTAAAATGATCCTTGAATATGCTCAACTATTGTCTACTGCTCATAGATTTCTTGATGGTACTCAGTCTACTGGCGTCAGCGACTCTGGTAGAAAAAAAGTCAGATATGTACTTCCTGACAACCGTGAATCTATTTTGTATTCTGCTACTCACATCAATCATCCTTCAGCCATCTGGTGTAGACAATCTAATTCGAATTATATGTGGTTACATAACCTATTGGAATCATTGTGCCTGGAATATACCTTTCGGTACGGCAGAGTGCATAAGGTCGATTCTAGTGGGTTAATGCAAGTATTGAAACGAGTGCCTACCAATATACCACAAGGTCCTTTTACAGAACCAACACCAGCCATGCCCGATGATGTTAAAGTAAAAGGCAATTCTATTGCATCATATCGTAACTATTACCGTGATTACAAGCAACATCTATTGTCCTGGAAAGGCAAGATAAATAGTAGACCCACCCCACAATGGATATTCGACCCGGAGTTAAATAATGCCTAATTATGTCTTTTTAAATAAAGAAACTAATGAACTTGAAGAACACATTATGTCATATAAAGTGTTGGACGAATTCAAAGAACAAAATCCCCATTTAGAACGACACTTCTCTGCCGAGAATCTACCAATCTTTGGTGACGGCGGTCGTATGTCCGTTCCTGGAATCGGACAACCACATCTAGCATTCGAACGTGGTGTTATTCAACGTATGAAAGAAACCATACCAGGTAACACCATGTCCGGTCACAAGACTAAATTACCGAGAGAGTGGTAATGAAAGTACAGCAAATACCTGCATTATTCCAACCAAAAAGAGGTGCCGATGAGAAACACCCTATAACGAAAACTCCTGAACAGAAGAAGAAATCTAAACAATCAAGGAGTTTGAATGGCAACGAAAAAAAGAATAACACCCCAAGAATCCTCATCGCTTGAAGTTGTAAGAGAACCAAAACCAACTCAAGCATTAAAAGTTAGGATAGATGACTTAAAAACATTTCAACCACTTACTGACAATCAAAAGAAATTCTTTGAAGCGTATAAAAGGGGAGATTATTTCGTAGCACTACATGGTGTAGCGGGTACAGGCAAAACATTTTGTGCTATGTATAAAGCACTAGAAGAAGTATTGGATAAGAGTAATCCATTCAATAAGATTATTATTGTAAGGTCAGCAGTACAATCAAGAGAGATTGGCCACTTACCTGGTGATGTGACTGAGAAGATGGAAATCTATCAACAACCGTATGTACAGATTTGTGATACATTGTTTGGTAGAAAGGATGCTTATAAGAGACTGGAAGAACAAGGATACATAACTTTTATATCAACATCATTCATTCGTGGTATGTCATTTGATGATGCAATTATTATTGTTGATGAGATGCAAAACTTAACGTTTGAAGAAATTGATACAGTTATGACCCGTGTTGGTCACCGTTCAAAGATTGTTTGGTGTGGTGATTACCGTCAAACAGATTTGAATAAGAAGAAGAATGATATGAGTGGTATCTTAAAGTTTTTTGATATTGCTCATCATATGGAATCATTTACAAGAATTGAATTTACTGTAGATGATATTGTGAGAAGTAGTTTAGTTAGAGATTATATTTTGGCCAAACTTAGATTTGAAGATAACACATAATGACTTTTACATTTTGCCCACCAGTAGACCTGGTTGATTTGAAATCGGTTACACTACCAACTGGTGGGCGGTTCTACACATTACCTGATGGTACTAAGTTGCCTTCCGTCACAACCGTTATGGGTGCTCAGAAGAAAGATTCCATAATGAAGTGGCGTAAGCGTGTTGGTGATGCTGAAGCAAATAGAATATCAGCAAAGGCCACCAGTCGTGGAAACAATGTACATACATTATGTGAACGTTATCTAAAGAACATAGAACTTGGTGATATCATGCCAGATGCCAAGGAAATGTTTTTTGGTTTAAAACCTACGTTAAATAGAATCAATAATATACATTACTTGGAGACTGCTCTGTGGTCTAAACAACTTGGTATGGCAGGTCGAGTAGACTGTATTGCTGAGTTTGATAGAAAATTATCAGTTATTGATTTTAAAACATCCAAAAAAATTAAAACAGAAGACGATATACAGGATTATTTCTGGCAGACAAGTGCATATTCGTTGATGTATGAAGAATTGGTGGGTAAACCTATTAATGATATCGTAATTATTATGGCGGTAGAAGATGTTGGTTGCCATGTGTTCCAACAAAAAGTAGAAGACCACATTGAAGGTCTAGTTAAAGCAATTAAATTTTATAAAGATTCTATCAAATGACATTAGACCAAATACAAATGTGGACTGATATTCGTATCGGTGAGTTAAGAACAAAATACAATATAAACAATTTTGTAGAGACTGGAGTGTACGAAGGTGCCTCTGTACAAATTGCTTATGAATCTGGTTTCAGTACTGTGTATTCATGTGATATTAATGAAGGCCATGTAAACAATGCTAGAAGTAAATTTCCTCATGCCACTATTACATTGGCTGATAGTATTACATTCTTTAAAGATTTGTTACCTTCATTAACCGGTAATACATTGTTCTGGTTAGATGCTCACTTCCCTGAATTCTATAGTATACCATACGAAGACAAGGCATGGAAGATGCCATTGTTTACAGAATTACAATTGATTAAAGAAACTAAGATTGGTTATCAACATGATGTTATTATGTGTGATGACATGAGAGTAATGAGACACCCAAACAATCCAAAATACGTTCCTGGTGAACTTCAAGAGTATTTGTATATTGATATGGATTGGGATGCTTTTGTGAACCAATTCTCAGATACACATGATTATCAATTATTAATGCCAGACTCTGGTGCCATTATTTGGACACCAAAGGCTTGACATTAAAATAAATATGTTGTATAATTACATCAATGAGTCGATAGACTTTGTTAAGAAGGATTTTTTATCGAATCCTTTAAGATGGTTTATTGAAACCTCGGTTTGGTTAGGTATACTGTTTAATACTATATTAATAGCAATTACAGTTCCTAATACACCGTGGCATATATTATATCCAATTTGGATTGTTTGTTGTTACGCTACCGTATGGACAAGTTATACAAGAAGCAGTTCGATTGGGGTAATTGGTAGTTTAATCTTCGCTGTCTTAGATAGTTATGGTTACTACCGTATTATGGTTGTATGAACTGAACGCCTCAAGTCCACATTTTTTATAAATATGTGTGGAGGTATAAAATGAGTAAATTATCAACAATTAATTGTGATGGATGTGGTAAAGAGTTTCAAAAAGAAACGAGATATATTAAGGCTGGCCAAAAAAAGAGAAACGGTAAAAATTACTGTTCATCAAAATGTTTTGGTAAATTTTCAGCAGCCAGTAATTTATCAAGTGAGTGGAATAATAGTGAACAAAACAAACAACACCTGAAACAATATTCAAGTAATCGTAAAGATAAGTATTCTCCTTTTAGGACATTATTGAAAAGTTGTAAAACCAGAACTAATAAATCTGGTCAAGCAAAAGGTGAATTTGATTTGGATTTATTATATCTTAAAGAATTATGGGAAAAACAAAATGGCAAATGTGCCATCACAAAAGTTGACCTAAAGTTAGAAAGTAGTTATAATAAGAACTATCAAGCATCACTAGATAGAATTGATAGTTCTAAAGGTTATGTGAAAGATAATGTGAGATACATTAGTGTATCTGCTAATTGGCTGAAGAATAATTTGGATGATAACCATGTTATGGAGTTCATTCAAATTTGTAGAATGGTAGTAAACTGATTTTTTGAAAAGATGGCGACACGCCGGGGCAGTACCGGCCATCTCCACCATAAACATATTGGTCCCACACCATGGAATTAGACCAGAAATGTTGTCAATATGTTTATGATGGGGATGTAATAGTTTCGACCGACATACAAGTAAATTAATTAGCTACCCGTCAGGAGTAGACGTAAAAAGCAAAATTTAATAACTGCAAACGATGAGTTATTCGCATTGGCAGCCTAATCGCTGACTAGGGTTTCGGTTGGTTTCCTCGTAACAGAATAACCAACTATTTTATTAATAAAAGGAGTTTTTATGAAAAAGTTAGTAGTTGCTGCAGCTGTAATGGCGTTAGTTGGAATGGCACAAGCAGAAGATGTATCAGTTCGTGTAGGTCACGATAACCAGTTCCACACCGATGTTGCTATCGCTTCTGTTGGTACTGATATCGCTGGTGTTCATGTTGCTGGCGAATTTGACCGTGCTGGTGCTGGTTATTTGTACAATGCTTATGGCGTTAAAGTAAACAAAGACTTCACAGTAGGTCCAGTTTCTGTTGGTCCATCTGTAGGTTTGGCTTACATTGATGCACAAACACCATCACTACATAATAAGACTGTTGCTACAGTTGGTTTAGGTGCTGGATACGCTTTGAACAAGCAAGTATCATTGGTTGCTGATATCACACAACGTTATGATACAGCGAAAGATTCTAAAGAATACCGTGGAAGTATGTTTTCTTTAGGTGTTAAAGGTTCTTTCTAACTAAATACCTTTATGAGTTGGGGACTCTCAATAAAAGTCCTAATTACACACACTCAAAACACACAAGGAGAAAACTATGAGTATGACCCCCTATGAGATTCGCCTAGAATTACTTAAAATGGCGAAAGATATGCTTACTGATGACTTTCACACGAAACGTAATACAATATCAGAAGCATGGCACACACAGGTTGAAGCCGCAAAGATTGCCGGAACACCTTCACCCACAGCACCAGTGATGCCAAATTACCCAACAGAGACAGACATTATCATCAAGGCCCAAGTCTTGAACGATTTTGTATCTCAAACACCACCAACCCCACACGTAGAAGTTAAAACGAAGAAAACACATTCGTAATTGTGGGTGAGAGGCTTCGGCCTCTTTCTTTTCAAGGAGAAAAAATGAAGTTTTTAAACAAGACTTTATTCATTATTCTTTCACTATCACTAATCGTAACTAATGCTAAACCAGCACCATCTATAACACAAGCAGTTAAAGATGATTTTAATAAACAAGTTCTTTGTATGGCAAAGAACCTCTACTATGAAGCCGCAATGGAACCTTATGAGGGTAAATTAGCCGTGGCTCAAGTAGTAATGAATAGAACACAAAACAAAAACTTTCCATCAGATATTTGTGGAGTAGTTTACCAAAAGACAGGTGAGACTTGCCAGTTTACATGGACTTGCGAGAAGTCATATCCTGTACGTAATGAGTACGCATGGGAAGAATCTGTATTGATTGCTAAAAAGGCACTTACTGAAGGTATATTACATAAAGATATAGCCAAGGCAAAGATTATATTCTACCATGCCACATATGTACATCCAGGTTGGTCCAATATACGTCCGTACAAAACAATTGGTAATCATATTTTTTACGCCAAAGGTTGACACGGTTAATACATTATGTTACAATATTATTTTATGAGTGAGAATTATGCCAACAAAGAATGAAATTGCCGAGTTTAGTGATACGATTGCAGCTGAATCTGAATTGTGGAAACTAACAATCATGGATACAGTTGTAGCACATTGTGAGAATTCAGGAATGGAAGTAGATGTGGCGTCTACTCTCCTATCCTCAGCACTTAAAGCCAAGATACGTGAAGAAGCGCAAGAGCTTAACTTATTGAAGAAGACTGCCAAACTACCAATATGAATGACGAGAACACGGGCTTTGCGGCCTTTGCTTTATATAATGCGTTACATCTTCATTTTACTTCTTCTAGTTACGATTATTTTAAATACAACGGGAAAACCAATGTATCTAAAGACTCTTTCAGCAGACGTAAAGATAAATGGCACTTTTACAGATTAAGCCGTAGATATGGAATTGATGAACTACGGGACTTTTATGTTGCCAATTTCATTGTTGCTGATATTAGGTGGGTTGGTGATATATCAGGTCCCGAAGGTGAAGACACATACAAGAAATGGCAGAAAAGAAACCAAAGCTTGACTTATAACTTTGAACAAGATATAATACACCTATTCGAAACAGAGAATTGGTTGAAAGTAAACAATGGTCAACATCCATATCTACTTGAAGAAGCAATGAAGAAAGGTATCGAAATCGAGACCTTATGTATTCTGAATGATATTATGAAATTCTTTCCAATGTGGTCGGAAAAAATATCAGACGATATCATTTGGCCAGGTTACAAGTTGAAGTGTGAGAGGTACACACCTTTCATTAATTATGATAGAGAAAAGTTTAAGACAATTTTGAAAGAAGCAGTTAAAGAATATGCCTAAGATTGATAAAATTTACCTAGACATGGATGGTGTCATCTGTGACTTTATGAAAAGGTACAAAGAATTGTATCACCACGTACCACGTAGGGATGAAACAAAAAAAGAATGGCACAACAACTTTGATAATTTCATCAAAACAAAACAGTTTGAAACATTAGACTTGATGCCTGATGCCAAAACTTTACTTGATTACTTAAGAAATCAACCTGTACCCGTTGAGATTTTATCTTCAACAGCCTTTGAAAAGGTACACGATGATATCAGTCAACAAAAATCTATATGGTTGGAAAACCACGGTATAGATTTCCCACGCAACTTTGTACCAGGCAAAGCCTTAAAGTACAAGTTTGCTACACCCACTTCCCTAATCATTGATGATACCTTGAGTGTGATTGATGATTGGAAAGAAGCTGGCGGTCCTGCGATACATCACAAGAACGCCAGAGAAACTATGGTAATGTTGAAATTTTATCTGCTCTGATGGATAAATATAATGTATTATGTTATTTTGAACCATACTCCGTTTTATACTCCGTTTATACTAAGAAAGGTTAATTATGGATTTTTCCAAAATGAAAAAGAGTTCAGGCAATCTGGACAAATACACAAAAGCCATCGAAGCACTCAACGCTTCAACAGATGGTTCCTCCGAAAAAGAATTATACTGGCGTCCAGAAGTGGACAAAGCTGGCAATGGTATGGCAACGATTCGTTTCTTACCTGCCTCAGCAGCCGATGGTGAAGATGCATTACCATGGGTTAAAGTATTCTCTCACGGTTTCCAAGGACCTGGTGGTTGGTTAATCGACAACTGTTTGACAACCAAGAACCAACAATGTCCTGTTTGTGAACACAATAACAAACTATGGAACTCAGGCATCGAAGCCAACAAAGAAATTGTACGTAAACAAAAGCGTAAGTTAAACTATATCGCTAACGTTTACATCGTTTCTGATCCTAAGCATCCCGAAAACGAAGGTCAAGTTAAGTTGTTCAAGTTCGGTAAGAAAATCTTTGATAAAATTACTGAAGCAATGAACCCACAATTTGAAGATGAGAAACCAATCAACCCGTTTGATTTGTGGAAAGGTGCTAACTTTAAACTGAAGATTCGTAAGGTCGAAGGTTACCAAAACTATGATAAGTCCGAGTTTGAATCACCATCTGCATTGATGGATGATGACGAAAAGTTGGAAAAGATTTGGAAAGCCGAACACTCATTGGCAGGTCTTACTGCTGATAAAGAGTTCAAGTCCTATGATGACTTAAAGAATCGTCTGGAAAAGGTCCTAGGTTTGAATGGTGACGTTCCTGTTGCCAAGACTACAGTAGAAACTATCAAAGAGCAAGCACGTATTGCTCCTAAGAAAGTGGCTGAACCTGAGATTACCGAAGATGATGATGACATGGCATACTTTGCCAAGTTGGCTGAAGACTGATTTAGTCCTTTAATATTATGAATATAGAAAAAATCAATTAGATTTTGATGTGAAATTGTGATAAACTATGATAAGTAATCCATGTGGTTGCTTATCATTTTTTTACAAGGAGTTATAATGAGTGTTACACTAAAAAATCTTGAGAGTGCTTTGGCCGGTGAGTCAATGGCACATATCAAGTACCGATACTTTGCAAAGATTGCAAGGGAAGAAGGATTCGAAGATGTTGCTAAACACTTTGAACATACAGCCGACCAAGAAATTAAACACGCCTGGGGTCACCTAGAGTTGTTGATTGGTAAACCAAGTACTAAAGAGTGTTTGGAAAAGGCAATTGAAGGTGAAACATATGAGTTCACACAAATGTATCCAGAGTTTGAAACAATTGCTAAAACTGAAGGTAATACTATTGCATTAAGAGAATTTCAAAATCAAATTATTGAGAGTGATGAACACGCTGAACAGTTCAAAGAAGTTCTAGCAAAAGCCGAAAAGAGATTTGCGGCTCTGGCAAAAGTAGAGAAACGTCACGCTGAAGCATATACTAAAGTAATGGAGGCTCTATGAACGAAGTACACGTATGTATCGTATGCGGCCATGAACATGATGAGGTAGTAGAAGGTAAGTGGGAAGATTTGCCTGCAGACTTTACTTGTCCAGAATGTGGTGTAGGTAAGGAAGACTACGAAGTAATATAAAACTCTTTCTTCTTAAGTGTCTTCTGGAGAGTTTTTACCCCGCCTAGTGCGGGGTTTTTTATACCATTCGCAAACTTTGTTTGATAGTTCTTAAAAATGAATCTTCATCATTTCTAACGGCAGTTTCACCAATAGAACCAGATTCGGATTTACCACCCATTGCAGATGTATTTGTCTTATTAATAACCATTGTGGCAGGACCAGCATCACTCATATCTTGTTGTGCTTCCATATTTTGGTTTGTAGCAGCAACCATTTGACCGCCAGTTGGTGATACTGAAGGTGCTGGAGTTGCCATTGAAGTTTGTTCAGCAGTAGCACCACCTTGACCTCCTCGACCACCACCTGCGCCAGTAGAAGGCATTGGTGTTGCTGTTGCTACTGGAGTTGGTGCCGGTGCTGCAGGTGTTGCTGTAGGAGTTTTCTTAGTACCGTCTGGATTATAATCTTGACCGTATTGATTGTCCCATTTTGCAGCACGAGCTTTGTTTTTACCACCTGTAGTATCTGGTCTAGGTGGTACTGTGACAGGTCCTGTATCAATTCTTTCTGGTACTTTATATTCTTTGGTATCTCCAGCAATTGCTTTTACTTTTTCAATACCACCAGCATCTATAATTGCTTGTTTATTTTTCTCAGGGTCTTTTAGTAATTCTATTGCTTGTGCTTTTCCATTCTTAACAATATCTTCTAGTTTTTCTTTACCACCCAAAGCTTTAATATCTCTTTCTGAACCACTTGCCAATACAGCAGCTGCTTCATCAGGAGATAATACTTTCATATTGTTAACATTTTCTTTGACATAATCTTTCAAGGCACCTGATAACCATGCCATAAAAACTGTAAAGGCGGTCAAACCTATCAACGAAAGACCAATCGGACTTATTAAGAATGATGCCAAACCTCTAAGTATCTTAAAGGCATTACCGCCCAACATTTTTGAAAATTGTAAAAGGCCTTCTAGTTTATCCATTAACTTGCCAATGGATTCATCAATCATACTTTTTATCTTTTCTAAGAAATCAAATAATCCGCCACCTTTCTTCTGAGAAGGTCCGCCACCAGTTGTAGCACCAATGCTTTTTAGTGCTTTGATTAGTTCTTCATGTCTCTTTTGAATCTTCTCATTCTTTTGTTCTTCAAAGTCTTTTTGTAATTCAGACTTCTTAATCTTTTGTTCATAATCTTCTTTGAACAATGAATACAGTTTAGATATACCATCAGCAGGACCATCACCCCTAACAATTGGTGTGACCTTACCTGCAGCAATATGTACACTCATTGGTTCGGCTTTACGACCTCTATCATATCCACGAGTTCTGGTATAACCACCAAAGTAACCAATGTCTCTATCAGAACGGCCCATACCACGACCAATGGCAGTAAAGATAGACCTGCCAATGGCACCTTTACCTGTTAAAGCACTTGCCCATGTCAAAGGATCAAATACTTTCTTTATTCTGGTGGTTCTGGCACGCATCTTATCCGATACAGCACCTTTAATAGAAGCACCAAGACCTTGGCCTTCTTCAAATTTCTTCCTAGCGATTAACTCAAATAGGCCTGTGTTTTTAAGAGTGTCGGCTCTCTGATAAGACATCTCATAGACTCTAGGTGACTTTGGTTCTTTACCAGTTTCTTTACCTAATCTAGCGGCTTCTTCTTTAGATGCAGCTCTGCCTAATGTTCCAGTCTTTTGATTGTAAACAAACCAATATCCCCTACCTTTAAAAGCGGCAGGGTCCCAAGCGAAAATAGTGTTGTTAAGTTTTTTGCTTTGCATTTTTATCCTTGAAGCATGATTGGCTTATCATTTACTTTGTTAGGCACTAAGGTTTCTTTTTTACCGCCTTGAGCAACGATATTTGTATTGTTATTCACTATGGTTGTTCCACTACCTGATTGTGACTTGAGGTCTTTATTTTCAGTTGAAGCAGAAGCCAATTGTGTGCCTGTATTGTTTGCAGCTGCAGACCCAAGATCCAAAAAAGTTGATGCTTTTCTATATTGTTCGTGTAAATGGGAACCTTCTGTATCAAATTCTGATTCTTTATGACCAAGACCAGCAACAGCTCTGAGAACAGTCTTTAGTGCCATATTGGCATCTGTAAAACTATTCATTATTTCAAAACCTTTTTTAGGTCCTTGTTTTCCACCCAACACCATAGCAAGATAAGCAACTGCGGCTTTAGATGCAGTTTCCATATCTTGTGTTATGGCATCAGGATTAGCTTCTAAATCTATACCAATAATTTTACCAACATCTCTGTATACGGATCTTCCTGTCATTGCAATTAAACCACGACCACGATATTTGTATCCGTCACCGGGTTTACTATTTGTACTCAATCCATCATACATCAAGCTAAAGAAAGCTTCATCACCTTTAGACCATTCTTTTTCCAGATATTCGGCTGGAACACCATTTGGCATATTCAATTGTTTTGCAAGTCTACCACCAGGTTTCAACTGAGGAAAAACTTTCCATATGTAATCAATACCTCTAGTTTTAAGAGATTTTAGATAAGGACCAGCACCATCTTCTTTTGATTCTGGATTTAAACCAGATTCTTTTGCTGATGTTGCAACAATTGCTTGTTTTGCGTAGGCGTTTGTTACACCTAAAGCACCTATGGCACCGGCAACTGCCGCAGCAGGACCGGACAATTTGGAGGCTCCTGTGGCAGCTTTTGCGATAGATGTAGTTTTTGGTGTGGCCGCAGGAGGTTTAACAGTAGGTTCAGCAGAAGGTTTGGGAGCAGGTGCAGCTTCTTTTTTTACTACTTCAGTAGTTTGTTTCGGGGCTTCCTGTTTTGGAGCAACTTCTTTCTCAACCTTCTCCGCTTTAGGTTTCTCAGCAGCTTTTTCAGGTGCCTTTGCTTTTTCAGGAGCTTTCTCAGCAGCTTTCTCGGTAGCCTTCTTAGGTTCTTCCGCTTTCTTAGCTTCAACCTTATCTTTAGATTCTTCTTTTTTCTTTTCTTTTCTTTCTTCTGCTCTTTTTTGTTGTCTAGTTTTCTTAGCAGGCTTTAATGAAAGAATAGCAGCCAACAATTCTTTGTGGTTCTTTTCTTCCATTTCTTCACGTTCTTCAGTAAATAGAGAGTCAATTTCTTCTTGCTCTTTTTCTGTTTCCATTCTAACCTTCATCAAGGCATAGAATTTACCTAAAGCATCACCGAAAGAATCGCCACTACGGACATCTGTGAGAGAATTAAAAGTTTTTGTTGAGATAAGAGCGTTCTTTTGTTTCTTATCTTTGTTTGGTGCTGGAGTGGCAGTAGATTTAGGAGTAACCGTTGGTTGTGGTTTCTCCTGTTCTTTTTGTTGTTTTTCTTCTTTAGGCTTTGGCATTTTTGGTATGCCTAAAGAAATTGCCTCTTTCTTACTGGCAGCACGACCTAAGTTGCCGTTTTTACCCAAGACAAACCAATACCCTCTACCTCTAAAGGCAGAAGGTTCCCAAGCAAATGTAATCTTGCCTAGTTTTTTAGTTATCATCTACGTGCTTCAGCCTTCTTCTGTTTTAGTTTTTCGTTTTCTTCTTCAATATATTGAATCAACATGGAAACATAAATCTCACGTTCCCAAGGTATCATCGTTTCAAGTTCCGCTAGACTATACTTATGGTGTTGGATCAAGGCAAAGTTAGTGCGGTAATAGTTTTCTAAGTTATCATGGCGAAATATTAGTCGAAAAAACTTTCGAGCCCTTCCACATCAATAGAGTGGTTAAAGCCACACTTACTACACTTCATCTGAACATTCTTGTTCAACTTAGGCAGATTATTGAAGAATTCTTCCATTTTTACGAATTGTTCTTGGTTCAATGACTCAACAAACTCCATCAATTCAGCAGGATCTGATTCCTTTGAATAGTAATATTGTTCACCATCATAAATCCATTCAATAGATTCAGCAATCATATCTAATGCCATATCAGCGGCATTTTCTGTATTTGAAAATCTTTTTACCACATAGAATTCAGGATATCTTAACTTAACTGAAATCTTATCGGTAATTTGTATAACATCTTTCAAATCTGGATTAATATCTACTTTAATATCCAGTAGATTTACTTCCATGTCCATGATGTTACCACATTCTTTATCATCTACTTCATTATTACATTTGTATTTGTTTTTAATAACTTCACCTACGGATCTAGCACGTAAGTTTAAGAAATAAAACTCCACATCAGTAATAGGTAACGAATCAACATCAATATCACCGATGGTACAGTTAATCAAAACTTGACGAATGTTTTGTTCAATCGTTTCGGTGTCATCAGCCTGTAAAGCCATCAATAAGTTTCTTTGTTCTTTAACTAGAAACGGTCTATATTGTATCTTCTTCTTTGATAACGGTAATGTCAAATCATATACCGGCACATCAATTTTTGGCAAAGCCATAATATTATCTCCTCATTAAAATAAACTTCCACCCAACCCATTCCCATTGGTGACTTGTGAAATACCACCAGTAACAACGCCTGTAAGAGCATTTTGTAGTACGTTGTTGAGAGAATTGTTTTTCCAGTAAGTATAAGCAAAAACTACAGTTAGTTTATGTATACCATCATTTGACCAATCCAAGTCCATTTGATTGACAGCAATAGGGAAAGCATCAATCAATTCAACTGAATAAGTCAAATTGTTATTTACGTCATATTGATTAACGGTGACTGGTGTAGAGTAATCACCTTTGTATTTGAAATTAAAGTTTGTAGATGGGTTAATCAACTCCATCCATGAATCAAAGAATTGTTTCTCGGACATATCACCAGATACAACGAACGTTAGGTCCATATCTTGGTATGTTGTTTGATTTGGAAACTTTTCTGTAATGTTATAAATCTTTTGGTCAGTTGTGCCTAATGTACGACCAGGTAAATTGGCATTTTCACACCTAAATGTCAATCTTTGAGCTATGTTTCTATATTGAATTAATGATAAAGGAATAGGAATACTCACATCAAAACGATTTGTACGAGCCAAATCGGTCTGAAAACTACCTAAAAAGTCATTAATACTTCCTGCCATTATGGTTTCCTTATTTCCTGTATCGAATCTCGCCAAACTTTATCGGCATTTGCTTTCTTAAACTGGTGAACTGGTAAGAATACCGCTGTTTCCCATTCTTCCGGTTGAACGGCAAGTATCCTAGATTTAATATGAGGTGTTAGATATCTCTTAATACATGGCCTAAACTCTTTAAAACGCTTGGTGGCGTTCAGGATATCATAAGTAATACGAACACGAACCGGGTCTCCGTCTTCATCAAACCTGCCGTAGTCCAGGAGTTTGTTCATAAATGCCACTCGGTATTTAATCGGTAGGTAATGTAGGTTTAAACCTAAAAATCCGTCCTCATACTTTTCAAGCATCAATACCAGAGGAAATTTATCGTAATATGGCAAATCTGCCTTGGTTTTAGGGTCGTAATAGAAGAAAAATAGACCACCTTTAATGAATCTATTGGTATTTCTGAATTCTTCACGCCTAATAGTGTTAGGAATACGGGAAGTACCTTTCAAATTGGCCATTTTTGTCATAAACCATTTAACGGATTCACGACTCAGCCTCTCAATTTGAAGTGAGTTTCTTTCTTCTGCAATTGTTTTTAATTTTGATGCCATTGATTATTTAGTTAGAGACCAAGGTCGTCTTCGGTTACGATTTTAAACTCCCAAGCACGATCCTTACAGTATTCTATGGCTGCTTTCCATTTGGCTTCATTGACACCCCATGTAGCAACTTCGGTTAAATACTTCTTGGTGATTCGTTTTTGAGCTTCTGGTGGTTTAGTTTGTTTCTTGGGTTTAACTTCAATCAATAGTGTTTTAGTCTTTGTTTTGACCAAAAAATCAGGGAAATAACGATGCCATTTACCATCTACTGGAGATTTGTATGGTATAATAAGTTCCTCTGAAGCCCAAGAAACAATATTCTCATTTCTGTCAAACCAATCCATACATCTTGCTTCCCAACTTGAGCGATAGATGATGTTTTTGTGGTCTCCAACGTATTTTGAAGGATTTTTAGGTGTAAATCGTCCTGAGTAAGCCATATAAATATAAGATTCAGTCTAAATTAAAGTAACCAATGGCAATTATAAGTTTACCAACATCAATTGGCGGTGTTTCAATACCCGGTGGAGTATTAAACGGTCCATTGGGGTCATTATTCGGTAAAAAATCAGGTTCAAATCAGTATCAATACCCAAATGATATTGGTTCTAATCCTACCAGAGCACACTCTGTTCTTTTTACCATATTGGATATTAATCCAAATACACTACAAGAACAAAGAACTACAGCAATAAGTAACATATTTTCTGGTTCTGGTCTTTCAAGTGCCGCCAGTTCAGCTTCAACTGCTGCAGCCGCTGCATACAATAGTTCGACTGGTGCAACATCTATTACTTCAGCCCTCACATCAGGTTTTGGCGCAGCCGTTCAATCTGTGGCACCAGGTTCATTTGCAACGACAACAAGTCTTCAAGCCGCATTGAAACCACCTATTGGTAACATTACCGATAATATTACATTATATATGCCAGAGACATTGAACATGAGTTATAATGCTAACTGGCAAGAGTTTAGTTTGACCGATGAACTAGGTGGATTAGGTAGAATCGCTTCTGCAGCAATGGATGCTTATGAAACTAGAAATGCTGGTTGGAATGAAAACTTAAAGAACTTGGCATCAGGTCCAGCAGGACTTGATTTGATTGGTCAGGGTGCTAATGCAATTACTGGTGGTCAACAAGGTAGTGATATTTTATTGAGGTCTGGTGGATATGCCATCAACCCACAATTACAATTACTATACAAAGGTGTTGGTCTACGTAGTTTCCAAATGGAATTCTTATTCACACCAAAAAGTCAAACAGAAGCACAGGCAGTTAAAACAATCATTAGTAGATTCACAAGAGCTTTCTTGCCTACATTACAAGGCGCTACAAAAGGTGGTTCTAGTGGACAATATTTCACAATGCCATCAGTATTTCAAATAAAGTTTCAGTTTCATGGTGGTAATAACAATACACCAGCAGGCGCAGCCATTAATTCTGTATTAGGTAGTCTTGGTGCTGTCGGTACTGCTATAGCACCTTCATTAGGTGCAGGTTCAACGAATGGTAATGAAAATACTTATCTTTATAAAGTTGGTAACTGTGTACTAGAAGATTTAACAGTAGATTATGCACCAAATGGTTGGGCTGCATATACTGATGGTGGTCCAGTTCAAACTAGATTGACATTGAGCTTTAAAGAAACAGATATTATGCATCGTCAAATATTTGATAGTAAGGCGGTACGATAATGTTATACTTTGATACTCTACCTAAGTTAATTACATTAGACCCAACAAATAATGCTGTTGTTGTCACTAATATATTATCACGTTCTAGTATAATACAAAAACTGTTAAAAAATCCTGCTCTGTTTTATCAGTATGATATACAAGACGGTGATACACCAGAGATTGTTGCTTCTAAGTATTATGGTGATTCATATCGTTATTGGTTGGTATTATTTGCTAATCAGATTTTTGATCCACAATGGCAATGGCCACTATCGGCAAATCAATTTGAAGCTTACCTGAACGACAAGTATGGTTCTGCTGCAGCCAATAACAATCAAACTATGATTGCTTATACACAATCAACCATACAAGAATATAGAAAAATCTATACTTCATATGATTCTACGACAGCAAACACTACGATTATTAATTATACAATAGATTCTAATACATATAACAATCTAGTGACCAGTACACAAACAGTTGCTTTACCAAGTGGTGCTTCTTGTACTATTACAATCGACAAAGAAATAATTGACATATACACATATGAAGTTGAACAAAATGATGCAAAACGAACAATCAATTTAATCAATGTAATATATGCAGGTCAATTCGAACAAGAACTTGACAGTTTAATGAACAGCTAGAATGGCAACAAATTTTCCTACCCCCGATAAGGCCGGTGTAACGTATCCACAGGATTATAGTCTTAAGGCACTTACCTTATTGACGCCATCTATTGGTGCGTTTGATTTAAAAGCCAGTTTTATTGAGATGTCTTATTTTGAAGATATTTTTAGTAATACAGTTACAGGTCGTTTGATTATATCAGAAGCAGAAGGCTTTATTGAGAAGTTTCATTTAACTGGTAATGAATATATTAGAGTGATATTTACCAAGGCATCTGATAAAAACTTCGATATCAATATTCTATTCCGTGTATATAAGATATCTGACCGTATGTTGGTTGGTAATATGACCACAGAGGGTTATGTACTGTATTTTTGTTCAGAAGAATTGGTATTGTCTGAACAATATAAGATAAGTAAATCATATCCATCTACTAAAATATCAGATATCGTCAGCGATATTACTACAAATTATCTAAAAGTACCTAAAAATAAATTGGTTTCAATTGAGCCGACTAGAGGTATCTACGATTTTATTGTACCAAACTTTAAACCATTTGAAGCAATTAATTGGTTGGCAACATATGCACAATCAGATACTTCTAATGTGTTTGGTGCTGATATGTTATTCTTTGAGAACAAATATGGATTTAATTTTGCTTCTCTACAAACATTGTTCAGTCAACCAATTTATAGAACATACTCTTATCAACCTAAAAATGCTGATAAAAATAGTCAAACACAAGATGATAAGTTTTATTCTGTGTTATCATATAAGTTTATGAATACGGTAGACACTTTGGGCGCTATCAATTCTGGTCAGTTTGCCAACCAATTGATTACTGTAGATCCATTGTTACAGAGATACATTACAACAGATTTTAATTATTCGAAGTATTTTGAAAAGTCGGCCTCACTTAATAAGTATCCTATTGTAAACGGTGCTCAGAATAGATTTGGTCACGCTGTTTATGAAACACCACAGGCTGTTATTAAAATGACTGCTGGTAATCATGGACAAAAAGATGTTCCTTTTATTGGTGATAAACCTGGTTCGTATGCACATGATATTTTTGCAGAAGTGTTTATACCAAATAGAACAGCACAGTTATCTCTTTCTAACTACAATAAAATCAAATTGGTAATTGATGGAGATCCAGGTGCTGCAGCAGGAACAACAATCAATTTCAATCTACTGTCTATGACGCCTAGAGCACAAGACAAGAAACCTGATGACTTTTATTCAGGTAAATATTTGATTTCTGCCGTGAAACATACAATTAAAATTGATGGTTATACAACTGTTTTAGAAATTGTGAAAGATTCTACAATTAAACAGTATGTCACACCTAATAATGGTTCAACAATATGGCAAAATACTGTTAAAGGTATTATATGATAACTAAGCAAGGTTTAATGGGAGTAGATGGCTTCTACTGGTGGTTAGGAGTCGTAGAAAATAGAGATGACCCTTTAAAGATTGGTCGTGTACAAGTTCGTATATTCGGTTGGCACACACCTGATTTAAAATTAATACCATCTAAAGATTTACCATGGGCACATCCAATATTGCCAGGTAATAATTGTGATGACTTTAAGACACCAAAAGAAGGTGCTTATATCTTTGGTTTCTTCTTTGATGGTCCTTCTGGTCAGTTTCCTGGTTATCTTGGTGTAATGCCTGGTATTCCTAATGCAGTTGCTTTACAAACGGATACACCACAAACTGGATTCCAAGACGTTAGAACACCAGAACAACTGGCAACAGCACCAACAGTTCCTGCTACTGTGGAAGCACCAAAAGATGGGTCTGGTGCAACTGTTACTAATCAACCAGCACCAAGAAATCCAGCGGTTGCTGGTGTGCCAACTACACCACCATTAGCAATCAACGATCCTGCTAATCCACCACCACAGATAACACAAAGAGTTGAAGATTTAGTTAAAGGCATTCCTGGTCCAGAAAATGTAAACTTGGCAACTACGATTGCTGGTGCAGCTGCTGGTGCTCAACAAGCATTAACAGGTCTTGCTTCTGATTTAAATAAATTAGTACCAAATTTAAATTCTTTGACATCGGCTTTATCAGGACAATTACCAAGTTTATCTGGTCAATTAGCTCAAGCCGCCAATTTAGCAAGTAGTTTGACTGGTACAACAGTTACACCACCATCACAAAGTGCCTTGGCAGAAGCACAAGCGTCAATCAATACTCAGTTAGCAGCCGCACAGGCCGCAGCAGCCAACGCAGCAATGCAAGCGGCAGAATCTGCTTCAAAATCATTAGATGACTTAAAAGCACAATCAGGTACAATTTCAAGTACAATATCACAAAATTTATCAAAACTTTCTTCAGGTTCTATAACTACTCAATATCCTGTTATATTAAATAGTGATGGTACACCAGTTGTTGCTGCTGAAGGTTTACAAGTTCAATTAAATCAAGTTGGTGGTACATTATCCGGTTTAGAAGCACAATTGAGTGCTTTACAGGCACAATTGCAATCACAATTAACATCATTGGTCAAATAAAATGGCAGACTTATTATCAATAGGCGAATTACAAACACAAATATCACTATTGGAGAGTCAAATTGCGGCTTTGGCAAGTGTCGCCAATAATAAAACATTATATGCCGCTGCATCTAATCAATTAGAAGCTGCCGTTAATCCAAATAACTCTTATAGTGAACCAAAAACACCATTTGCACCACAATATCCATATAATAATGCAAAATTGACTGAATCTGGTCATTTAATGGAGTTTGATGATACTCCAGGCGCAGAAAGAGTATCAATTGCACATAGAACTGGTACATATTTTGAAATTGGGCCAGATGGTGGTAAAACTGAAAAAATCTATAACAACAATATGCAAGTTGTTATGGCAGACAATAATTTGTATGTTATGGGTAAAGGAACGGTAACTATACAAGGTGATTGTAAAGTTTATATTCAAGGTAATGCACAATTACAGGTTGATGGTGATGTAAACTGGAAAGTTGGTGGTAACTTAAATATGGCAGTCGGTGGTCAATTTACTGCTCAGGCACAGAATTTTAATATGGTAGGACCTATTAATCATGTGGGAGATATTGCTTCTACTGGTAATATACTAAATGAAGGTAATATATCATCTAATCAGAGTATTCAGGCAGCCTTGGATTTTGTTGGACACAGAAATTTGACAGTTACAGGAACTGGTACATATGGCGGTGATGTTGTTGCTAATGGTATTAGTCTCGATAATCACGTTCATGGAGGCGTTCAATCTGGTGGTTCTACTACTGGTGCACCACAATAGTCCAAAATTTTCGAATTTTGCGTCCGGGGCTAGAAATTTTGGAGACGAATCCAGGGAACTAAAAAAGCGTTTTTACTCCTACGATAAATAAAGAATGGCACAAACACTACAAAAGATATACTCAGACTTAGACCTCACTTTTAACCGTCAACCCGGTAAAGGTGATTTAGCCTTGAGATATGATGAACAAGCAGTTATTTCGTCAGTTAGAAACTTATTATTGACGAATTTCTATGAAAGACCATTTCAACCTGAGATAGGTTCTAATATTAACGGTCTATTATTTGAAAATATTTCTCCGATTACTGCCAGCATTATTGAAACAGAAATTCAGAACGTTTTAACCAATTTTGAACCAAGAGCAACTATTTCCGATATATCTGTGACAGCACAAGAAGACCAAAATTCTTTCTTTGCTAGGGTTACCTTCTTTATTGGTAACAATACGACACCGACAGCAGTAAATCTATTATTACAAAGAGACCGATAAATGGGAACAGCAAATTCAAATATTCAACTGGCTGACCTTGATTTTAATAATATCAAGCAAAACTTCATTGCCTTTCTTCAAACTCAAAATGTTTTAAAAGATTACGACTATTCTGGTTCTGCTCTTTCTACTTTATTAGATGTATTGGCGTATAATACACAATATAATGCCTTCTATTTGAACATGGTTGCCAATGAAATGTTCTTGGATACAGCATTACAGAGAAGTTCCGTTGTTTCTTTGGCAAAAGTATTGAATTATACCCCAAAATCTGTGATATGTCCGTCAGCCACAATCAGTATGAATGTGTATAATGTAACGGCATCTTCACTAACTTTACCACAATATACTAAATTCTTGTCAGAATCTATTGATGGTGTTAACTATACCTTCATCACTAATACTTCTACGACAGTTAATACTTCTGCCAATAATGTGGCACAATTTAATAATGTCACAATCGTACAAGGTACACCAGCAACTTACAGTTTCACGGTAGATTCAGTTGCAAATCCAACATATACTTTCTCAATACCTGATGCTCAGATTGATACGACAACATTACAAGTAACAGTACAACAAACGGCTTCTAATTCTTATTATCAAGTATATTCACAAGCAAAAGATTATTTGAGTTTAACTGGTACAAGTACAGTATATTTCTTACAAGAAGGTACTAATGGTTACTATGAAATCTATTTTGGTGATGGCATATTAGGTCAAAAATTATCTGATGGTAATGTGGTTAATGTAACTTACCTATCATCAAGAGGTACAGCATCAGCAGGTGCTAATAACTTCACATTGATGGACACAATTAGTGGTTTTGGTACTACTGTTGTCAAGTCTCTAACGGCTGCAACGAACGGTAGTAATAAAGAATCTATTGGTTCTATTCAATTTCAAGCACCTAAATCATATGCAGCACAAAATCGTGCTGTTACCAAAGACGATTACATTACTTTGATTCAACAGAACAATGTTGGTCTAAGTTTTGATGCAGTTAACGTATGGGGTGGAGAAGAAAATAGTCCTCCACAATACGGTAAAATCTTTGTGGCAATTAAACCACAAGGTGGTTATTCTTTAACAGATAACCAAAAACAAATTATTACCAATCAAATCATTGCTCCAATATCTGTATTGACTGTTGTACCAGAGATTGTTGATGTGGATTATGTGTATGTCATTTTAAATGCTGACGTATTATATAATCCAAAGAAGACAACATTAACATCAACACAAATTTCTTCTCTTGTTACTGCCGGTATTAAAAACTATTGTAACAACACATTAAATACTTTCAATTCTACATTTGTGATTGGTGATTTGATTCAACAAACACAAGCATTAGATCCATCAATTATTGCCATTGATTTTGATTTGTTCTTAGAGAAAAGAATAATACCAACTCTGAATAAATCTTTAAACTATACTATCAATTTTGGTAATCAATTAGAACAAGGTACTGGTGATGAAGCGTTTGTTATTAATCCTTCATTTGCCACAGTAGATGCTTTAGGTAAGACATACGACCCGGTTTACTTTGAACCATCACCTGATACAACAACAAACATTGATTCTATTACCATAGTTTCTGGTGGTGCTGGATATACCAAACCAACTGTTACTATTTCTGGTGATGGTAATGGTGCAACTGCTACAGCAACAGTAGAAAACGGAGTCATCACAGGTATTACAGTTACAAATGGTGGTGCTTTTTATACTCAGGCGGTCGTAGTTATTTCTGATCCAACTGGTGCCGGTGCTTCAGCAATTGCTGTTCTTCGTGGTAACTACGGTACATTAAGAACATATTACTATGTCAATGGCGTTAAGAATATTTTAAATACTGATGCAGCAAACATAGATTATCAAAATGGTATTGCCACACTATTGAACTTTACACCTACAGCAATTAATAATACTGATGGTATTGTTAGATTGATTGGTTATTCTGCTAACCGTATTATATCATCCACATTCAGTCAAATTATTACCCTAGATAATAATGATCCATCAGCCATAACCGTATCCGTTACTGCTAAAAGTTAATGTCTTATCTTAACAAAACATCGTTACTAATACCGTCACAACTGCCGGGGTTTATCCGTGACAATCCGGATTATGCCACCTTTGTGTTGTTTCTCCAAGCATATTATGAATGGATGGAACAACAAGGCGGTGCCGTATATGGTACTAAGAATTTATCCAGTTATTTTGATATTGATACCACACTGGATCAATTCTTACAATATTATAGAAATGATTTTCTATCATTCTTTCCAGACGGTTCATTAATTGACCAAAGAAAGTTAACTAAGATTGCCAGAGAGTTGTACCAATCTAAAGGTACACCGTCTTCTTATCAATTTTTATTCAGAATACTATACAATTCTGAAGTAGATTTATACAACGCTAGTGATTATATTCTTAGAGCTTCAGATGGTAAATGGGTTCTTACTCGTTCATTGACTCTAACTACTATAGATCCTACATGGCTAAGTGCTGTTAATTATAGATTGTTTGGTGAAACTTCATATGGTTATGCCACAATTGAAGACGTTATTATTGGTTTAAATTCAACACAGATTGTTTTATCTGGTATTGATAGACAATTTTCTTCAGGTGAATATGTTCATGTTGTAGATATACATGGTGCACCAGTATTATTCAACGGTTCTGAACTTAGAGCACAAGTATTAGGTGTTCTTTCATCTGTTGCGGTCGATCCAAAATTTACAGGTTCAGGTTATAATGTTGGTGATCCAGTTGTATTTTTTGGTGGTTTAAATCCAAACATTACTAATCCTGTCGGTGCTTCTGGTTATATCTCTCAAGTATCTGGTGCTAGTGTAACGGGTGTAACTCCAACATACATAGGACAAGGTTATAGACCAGGTAGTTATACTGAGGTAACTATTACATCAGGTTCTGGTTCAGGTACAGGTGCTCGTGATATTGCCACCGTATTTGACCCAACCAGTTATTATGTTTATCATGTACCAACAGATACTTTAGGCAACAAAGCAACAGTTCAATTAGGTGACGGCTCACACCTCGTAAGTTATAATTTTGCCAATGATTCTATTGCCAATTACAATACAAAACTATCAAGAGCATTATCATTCCCTGTATTGAATACTTATGGTATTCTAGCAACAACAGTCACATCAGGTGGTACAGGTTACGACCAAACAACTTCAGCATCTGCTGTAGGTTTCTATCAGACAGAGACAGGTGCTTTAGATAACTTACCGTACCTTGGTATGTTAGGCCCAATACAAATTGTTGCTGGCGGTACAGGTTATGCCATCAATGATACGATTGTATTTACTGGCGGTTCAGGTTATGGTGCCTTTGCCAACGTAAAAGGTGTAGCAGGTAACGGAGCAATTACTTCTATCAGTTTTGTTCCTGATCCATCAGGCACTACCTTGTATCCTCCAGGTGGTATGGGATATCAAAGGTCTTTACCAACATTAACTGTACATTCAGCCAATGGTACAAACGCCATAGTTACTGTGCCTGGCTTAGTTGGCGGTGATGCTAAATTTGGTATCACATCTACCAGTTATGGTCAAGTACAGGCAATCACACTTACAAATCCAGGACAAGACTATATTACAGCACCAAGTATATCTTTACGTGTAGAAGATATGTTGGTCTATAACATCAACGTATTTGAACAACCAAAACAAGGTGATGTGGTTTACCAAGGCACATTGATAAACACCACATTTGTTGCCAATGTAGATTCAATCTCAATCAATACTGCCAACGGTTCAAATTCTTATTTCTCAACCTATAACCTGAGAACATATGATTATAATGGTTACTTAGATGCAAATACTATTATCAAAGTATCCAGAAATGGTCAAGATTTAGGTGTTGGTTTCTATATTTCTCAAGCAAATACTGGTGTTTATACACAAGGTAGAAAGATTTATGGTAATGGTTCTGCCAAGGCAAGTGCTGTATTCTCTAATGGTATTATATTAGGTAAAGGTATTTACTTAAATGCTGACGGCCAACCATCAGCATACTCAGTTCTTGAGAATTCCAAATACAACAACTACACCTATATTTTACAGGTTGAAGCGGCATTAGCTAAATATAAACAGACCGCTCTAGCGTTCTTACATCCATCTGGTATGAATTATCAGGCATACAACGTTCTAAGAAATGAAGAATCTTATAACCTTGGTATGTCATCAGAAGAACTAAGCATACAATCGTTGAGATATCTATTAGATGGTTCTGCTGGATCTTTCTACGCTAATGCCACATCACCTAATATAATTACAACATACAATACTACTGGTGCCAATTTAGCCAACGTAGTATTTGCTAACTCTTACTTGACTATCTACACACAAGGTGGTAGAGATTTCTATTCACAAGTGACTGGTGTAACGGCAAACACCATTACATTGATGGACAATTGGAATTATTTGGTGCCAAATGTTGTAACGGCAACCGTATCTGCCAATTCAAATACAATAAATATTACCGGACTAACAGATTCCTGGAACATCGCTACAGGTAATACAGTCGGTAGATTTAGTGACTTTATGTACATCAATGACTCGGTTTCATTTGATGGTGTGTACTATACAAAGATTACTCATGTTGACCAAGCAGACCAAGGTACAACAATTAAAGTTACACATACATATCCGACAGCACAAACAGGTTTCTTAAACTTCAAACAGAATACAAATTCAAGTAATATTTGGGTGAGTGGCATCGTAGCCGTACCAGAAGTTACGGATATAATAACAGAATTTGGCCTACCATTAACCACCGAAGACGGTAACATACTAATATTGGGATAATAAATGTCTAGTATAAAAATTTCACAACTGCCAGTCAGTTCAAATGTAAATCCTAATCCGGTAGACTCGGTATTTCCGATGACGGATACAACTCTTGGAGAAACATTCCAGTTGAGTGCCTTGGCATTAGGAAATTCATTGTATGCCAATAACGAATTAGTTGTTGGTACTGGTGGCGTACAATTACCAAATGCTGTTGCTCAGTTTACAGGCATTTCTGGCGGTTATACACAAGTTAATGAACAAAATTTAAATGCCAATGGTACTGCCGATTATATTGTAACTGCTGATATCGGTTCAGATGTCAATTATTATATTGATATGGGTATTACTAACTCTAACTATAGTAACGTATCACCATTCAATTCATTAGGCACATCTATTGAACCACTATCTGGTTATTTGTATGTACAAGGTAATGCCACATATGCCAACTCAGGTAACTTGGTTATCGGTACAGTAAATCCAGGTACAGAGACTCGACTACTTGCTGGTGGTGTTGGTATGGATAATGTGATTGTTAAAATTAAACCGGGTGAAGTTAAGGTTCGTGCTAACGTAGTATTGAATGTGGCTAATGTTGTTTTAGTTAATACAGTTACATTCTATGATGGTACTAAACAGACTACTGCTGGAGTTTCCAATGCTTATGCAACGGCTGCTTTTGCTCAGGCCAATTCAGCGGGTGCCAATACAGTATATCAAACAGGTGTTAACACAACTCAGAATACTTGGATTCAGGCAGCATGGAATGAAGCCAATACATCATTACAAAATACTGCAAGTATTATTATACCAGGTAATGTGACAATCAATGGTTCAACCACATTAAATGCCAACACATATTATAATGGCAATACGATACAATATGGTTCCGTAACAACCTACGGAAACTTGATTACTATTGGTACGATGACTACTACTGGTAATGTTATAACCACAGGCAACTTAACAGCAACAGGACCAGTAACATTCAACGGACAATTTGTTAATAATGGCACCACTTATAATAATGGCACCACATATCTAAACGGAAATACCACAACAACTGGTACTTTCATTATGACGAACTCAACGTTCGCTGCAAACTCATATGCAATTGGTATTATTGGTTCATCTAGTGGTCAAACTCAACCACCAGTTGCAGATGGTACAATGTTACAGATTACAGGTAAAGATGGTGTCAACTCTAAATTGATTGTTGATGCCGCAGGTACTGGTGTATATTCATTGTTCAATGGTCGCTCAATGCGTGGTCTTGCAAATACACCATCAGCATTATTATCGGGTGATATTCTTGTTAAATTTGGTGGTAACGGATATGGTGCAACCGGTTTTGGTTCTGGTGTAAATTCTGGTGGCGCATATATGGAATATATGGCTGCTGAAAATTACACCGATACACAAAAAGGTACTAATATTTTATTTGGTGCTACACCAATAGGTTCAAATACAATTGCAAACGTATTGACTTTGACAGGTACCACAGCAATATTTGCAAACAATGTAAGTATTGCAAACAATTCAATTGCAAACACAAAAATTGCAAACACTTATGTATATGGTTCTGCAACAGCCAACTCAGGTGTAACTCAAATAACAAGTAGAACTACTGGCGTTACAGCAAACGGTATTACGGGTACAATTATTGGTTATTCTGCAAGTGCTTTCCAACATGGAACAGGTTATGTATTCACAGTCAACAACAGTTCTGTACTACATACAACTGATATTGTTTTTGTTTCTATACAAAATAGTAACTGTCCAGTACCTCAAGTATCTGTGGCCAATACTAGAGTAGGAAGTTTTGATATATGTGTGTTCAACGGTTCTGGTGCAGGTAACGATGCGGCTTATACAATGAACGTGAATTTTGGTATCATTAGAGTTGGATCATAACGAATAAATAAACTATGGCTAATACAGTAAACGGAATATTAACATCATATGCTTCAACCGTAGAGGTTGAACTTACCTATTTCTTTGTGATTACTTCACAAGGATTTTCACCTAATACACAATCGACCACATATTTCTTTGTAGGTAAAACTGACCAATGGCCAGATGATGTAAATCCTGATGTACCTAACCAATCTCAGGCATATATCAAAGAAACATTTAAGAATATGTTTGCTGCCAAATTGGTAACATCATCCAATTTGTCGCCAGTTGTACCAAGAATTGACTGGACTTCTGGTGTAACCTACAACGAATACACCGACTATAATGATATGTTGGCTGTCGATTCAAATGGTTTACTAATCAATAAATTCTATGTTCGTAATTCATACGACCAGATTTTCAAGTGTTTAAGTAATGCTAATGGTAGTCCTTCTACTGTACAACCAGTTTTACAGGCCGGAACAACAGATGCCACACAAACTTTATACTTGGCAGACGGATACAAATGGATCTATGTCACAACAATTGACAAAGGTCTAAAGAAAAACTTTTTTGATGCTAACTGGATTCCATTATCAGTAGGCACAGTTACACCAAATCCATTGACACCAGCCGGTCTAGGTTCAATCAATGCTATCAACGTAATCACAGCAGGCAATAGTTATTCTAATGGTGTTTCTACAACAACCGTAACAATCAATGGTGACGGAGAAGGTGCTTCAGCATATGCCAACGTGACAAATGGTATGGTTCAAGATGTTATTGTGACTAATACCGGTAATAATTATACATATGCCACAGTTACAATTGCTCCACAGACCAGTTATCCAGGTTCTGGTGCTACGGCCAATGCTATTATTTCACCTATTGGTGGCCATGGATATGATCCTGTTTCTGAATTAGGTTGTAACCATATTATGTTGAGTGTTGAACTAGATGGTTCCGAGAACGGTGTAGTTCCTACCGATGTATCTTATAGACAATTAGGTATTATTGTTAATCCATTATTAAAAGATGGTAGTTTACCTACAAACAGCATATATAATACATCAGATTTGGTGACTGTATCGGTTGGATTGAATGCTTTCACATCAGGTGAGGTAGTTTATCAAGGTTCAACCTTAGAAACAGCAAGTTTTACAGCCAAAGTATGTTCATTCGACACAACAAACAATATTGTTTCGCTGATAAATACAGTAGGTAATTATACTTTAGGTAGCACAATCACTGGTGTTACTTCAGGAACAACAAGAGTATTACTACAATATACACCAACAACTTTCTCTGTCGGTTCTGGTTATATGATGTATTTTGAAAACAGAGAACCAATTCAACGCTCTGCAAACGGTAACGAACAGTTAAGATTAGTTTTAAGATTCTAAGGTAAAACAATGATAAATTACAATGTAGATCCATACAATGATGATTTCGACCCAACGAAAAATTATCATAGGATTCTATTCAAACCAGGTTATGCCGTTCAGGCGAGAGAGTTAACACAATCTCAGACTATATTACAGAATCAGATTTCTCAGTTTGCTTCTGCTATCTATTCTCAGAATACTCCAGTTTCTGGTGGTAAAGTTACAACCAATTTGAATTGTAGTTATATCAAACTAAATTCATTGTATAATGGTTCATCTGTTGTAGCATACAATTTTTTAAATACAACTATTACCGATTCTACTGGCACAATCATTGCTCGTGTTATTGCCACAGCAGAAGCAACTGGTAATGCCACAACTGCTGGCGATCCACCAACATTGATTGTTACATACACATCAGGTGGTCAATTCACCGATGGTATGACCATCTATATTCAAACATCTACATCCAAGACATCAGCAGCCACAACTATTGGTACATCAGGCGGTACAACTTGTACTGGCCTATCTTCTGTAGCTTCTATCTCCGATGGTGTGTTCTATGTTGTAAACGGTTACGACCAGATTATTGAAGCAAACGGAACAACTGTACCATATACTATTGGTAACTTCGTTAACGTATCTGCTCAGACAGTTATCTTAGACAAGTATGACAATACACCTTCATTACGTATTGGTCTAGAAATTGCCGAGTTAACTATTACAAGTAGTCAAGATACTTCTTTATTGGATCCAGCTGCAGGTGCTTCCAACTATCAGGCACCAGGTGCTGACCGTTATCAAATCAACCTAACATTGGTAACATTACCATTGACATTGGGTAATGATGACCAGTTCATTGAGTTACTAAGAATCACAAACGGTTCTATTGTTAAACAAACAGATACAACCGTCTACTCAACGATTGATGATTACTTTGCTAAGCGTGATTATGAAACTAACGGTGACTACATCGTTAATGATTTCACATTGACACCATCAGCAAACTCATTAGGTATTAATGCTAGTTATGACCTAGGCATTGGTCCTGGTGTGGCATATGTCCACGGTTATAGAATTGAAAATCAATCTCAGACCACTCTAACAAGCGACAGAGCAAGAACAATCAACACAATCAATAACAATGCTGCCTTCGTAGACTACGGCAACTTCTTTGTTGTTGATACAATGAGTGGTGTGTTTGATGTTGGTACAATGCCTTCTGTTGACTTACATTGTGTACCATCAACAGGTATTGTTTCTACAAATACAGCAACATATAATTCTACTCTAGTTGGTACTGGTTTGATCCGTGACTTGACATACGTTACAGGTACTGGTTCAAATACAAAATCATATATCTACAACGCTTTTGTTTCTGATATTTCTACTAGAACAATTTCTGGTGCCACAGCATCAGCGACACCAAGTACACTAACAGTTACTGATACTACTGCTCTTCTTTCCGCTACGGCTAATGCTTATTACGGCATCGTTCTTACTGTAACAACAGGTGCTTTGGTAGACAAGAGAAACATTATCGGTTACACAGTTTCTGGTTCAACCAAAGTATTTACAGTTGATAATCCATTTACACTCACACCAACATCATCTTCAACATGGCAACTAGGATTTGCTGTTAATGATATTGATTCAATTGTACAAACAATAAGTAACAGTAACTTTACTTTAACAGCAAATACAAATATCAATGCTGCTGAAGGTAAAGTTAATGGTGTTCCTATCGGATCAACCATCTATAATACTACAGCTTATCCTGAGTTGTTATTCCAGATTGGTTACCCATACGTAGCACAAGTTGCTAACACAAGTTACTTCTCTACCAGAATCTATCGTGGTAAAACATTCACAGGTTCTACACTAACATTGGTGTCAACATCAGGTAACAGTAGTAACCCATTAAGATTTGAAGGTACTGGTACATTGTCAGCAGCCGCTGCGATGCAGAACTTTATTGTTATCAATACATCAACGGGTAATGTATTAGACTTTACAAGTGCTGGTAATACTGTTTCCGTTTCTGCTGACCACACAACAGCAACATTCACATCAGCAGCATATTCAGGTATGACTGTTGACGTTATTGCTGTAGTTCAAGTACAAAATGCTGACTCAACTAACTATGTACTAAAGTCTAAAAACTTAGTACTAGGTAATACAGCATATGTTGCTAGTTCATTTGCTTCTATTTCAGGTTCTACCACAACATATAATGCCACATCTGGTCAGACATTAATACCTCATGCAACTATAGTTTCTAATAGTAATGGTGGTAAGATGCCATTGTATGTTAACGATGTAAGAAACATTGTTAAGATTATTGACTCTGGTAATCCATCAACTAACCCAACAGGTTTGGTTGGTAGTTATGCCGACATTACAAACAACTTCACATTTGATAACGGTCAACGTGATAGTTATTACGACTTTGGTTATATCAGTCTATTGCCTGGTGCTCCAATACCTACAGGTAATATTCTTGTGGTCTACAATTACTATTCACATACACAGGCATCTTCTGGTGACGGTTATTTCAGTCTACAATCATATCAATCCGCTAACTCAACCTATGGTGGTGTATCAACATCACCTGAGAACTATGCCAAGATTGCTCAGTACACATCTAAAGGTGGTACAATCTATCGTTTGACCGATGTGGTTGACTTTAGACCTTGCCGTAAGAATGGCCAAACAGGTTATCTATGGGAATATTCTCAGACACAAACAAGTACCAATGACATTGGTATTCTATTACCTAACAACCTATCTAACTTTACAAGTAACTACTCATACTATTTGGGTAGACAAGATAGATTGGTGTTGACCAAAGATAAGAGTTTCCAAATTGTTGAAGGTACTCCATCAGTATCTCCATCATTGCCAGCACAACCAGATGGTTCATTGTTGATTGCTAACTTATTGTTAGATCCATATACAGCATTTGTACCAGGTGAAGGACCTGCTGGTCAAACTTCTAACCTATCTGTTAACAAAGTACTACACAAGCGTTGGGCTAAATCTGATATTACAGACTTAGAAACTCGTGTTAACAATCTAGAGTATTATACATCTCTAAACATCTTAGAACAGAACGCTCAGTCTCTACAAGTTGCTGACGTTAACGGTTTGAATCGTTTCAAGAACGGTATTCTAGTTGATGACTTCAGTTCATTTGCTACGGCAGATACTGGTAATCCAGACTATGCTGCTAACATCAACGTTAGAAAAAATGAAATGACAGCGTTGAGTTTTGTAGACAACTTCCAGTTACAAAACCCTGCCGTTATGGCCAGTTTGGGTACATTAACTAATACAAATACCTATGCTATCAATAGTATTCAAGGTACACAAACAAACATCTTTACATTACCATACACAACTGCTAACGTAGTTGTACAGAGTTTGGCAAGTTCTACGGTATCTGCCAACCCATTTGCTGTGGTGATACAACAAGGTGTTGCTCAATTGAATCCTCCTATGGACAATTGGGTAGATAACTCACAAGCACCTGCGATTCTGATTACAGATCCAAGTATGCAAGTGTACCAGCAAACCGGTGGTGTTAACTTAATTAACTCAAGTGACTTCCAAACTATCCCTGGTACACAGAGTACGATATCTTCTTCTACTCAAGTTGTTGGCCACGGTATCAATGCAAGTCCATACGGTTATGTTGGTTACACAGCAACAACTACCTCAACATATGGTAGTCAGATTCAGAATGTAACATCTTCTGCATACAATCCAGTATCATCTACATTTGGTACAAACAATGGTTACATAACAAACATTGCTATTCTACCATACATTAGACCACAAGAAGTTATTGTACAGGCAGAAGGTCTATTGGTTAACACCAAAGTATCTACATGGTTTGACGGAACATCTGTAGACCAATACATGAGAGCACCAAACACAATCGAATTGACTGGTGTTACTGGTAAATTTAACAAAGATGATGTTGTTGGTTTCTACCTAGACAACTTCTTCTATCCAATTGCTCGTGTTATTAATGTATATAATTATCCAAATGGTACACAGGCTCGTTTGTATGTTGCTGATATCTTAGGAGCACCAAACACAGTTGGTACAACCACATTAACCAACGGTACATTCAATTCTGCTGGTGATTATGTTGTTGGTTCTTCTACTGCTTCAGGTACTGTACCAGCAGGTGCTATCTCTAATCTATACCAGTCAGGTGAAATCTCTGGTGTTGGTGGTGGTTATTCAAATACATTTAATGCCAACATTACAACTCAGTTGTACATGACACCTGTTACACAAGGTTACTGTTCATTCTTAAACCAATACGGTGTATGGGGTGATCCAAATAACAGCACAACATACAACGCAGCATTCCCTGTTCCATTAACAACCGGTGCTACATATACAATAGCATTATCATGTTCAGGTTCTGCTTCTGTAACTCAGAATGGTACAACACTTGTATCAAGTTCTAGTTCTACAACCGTATCAACTGCCACATTTACGGCAGCAAGTTCTAGTCCAACTATTGCTTGGAATGCTACAAGTTCTGGTACAACACAGTCAGCAATTGCTGTTACTATTACCGATTCATCTGGTAATATTGTGTTCTCATCTGTTTCTCCACCAGAATTAAATTATATCAACGGTGGTACAGAGATTAATATGTATCTTGGTGGTGCCTTCTTTGAAGGTGTTACACAAGTATACCTAGGACCACAATCATCTTCAGCAACTAACTACTATGTTGGTTCTACAATCAGTATTACATCTAAGTATGTTTATGGATTGACTGCTGCAGCAACATATGTTCCACCTCCTCCTGCTCCAACAGGTGGTGGCGGTGGCGGTTGTGGTGGATGTTTCACTGCCAATACATTAGTTACAATGGCTGACGGTACAACTAAGTCAATCTGTGATGTTAAAGTTGGTGACAAAGTAAAGAACTATAATGGCACTAAAGTCAATACAGTTCAGTACATTGAATACTTACCAGATACATTGTTGAAAGCATTGTACACACCAACTCCTGATTTTGCTCCATTTGCCACAGTCAACCACCCATTATACATTGGTGATGTTCTAAGTAAAGTGGACCAAGACATTGATTATCCATGGTTGAAGATTAAAGGTACAATCAATCCATTTGCTGTACAAGAAGCAACTGGTCAAATGGTATACAACTTATGGTTAGACGGTGACCACACATACATCGTAAACGGTTTCGGCACAACATCTATCATTGATGATGGTGGTATGTTGAGAAAAGGTGTTGAACAAGGTGTTCTGACACATGAAGAAGCCATGAACCTAGTCGTTAGATATGCTTCTGAAGGCAGAGATGTAATGTATGGTAGTTATTTGTTTATCAAATTGTTTGGTAAGATTAACTCTAAGACATTAAACAAAGTGATGGCCAAGTACTTGAAGAATGATGACCACCCAACAGCACAATCGGTTGTTAAAGGTATATTCAAAGTCGTTGGCAAGATAGCGAATCTGGTTGCTTAATAAATAATTAATAGTTTTATCGGAAAAATAAATGACAACTTTAACTTATTCTAGTATCTACCATTATACGGCAAACATTGTTGCCTATAATGCAACCACAAAGATTGCTACTCTGGACCAACCAGTTAACATTTCTTTGGGTGTTAATAGTACTTATGGTGATGTGAACTCAAGTTATACAATTCAAGGTAAACTAACCAATGTATCACAGGCCATCAGTCAAGGTGGTCCTGTTGCTCTTTCTACTGATGAGGCAGGTAACTTTGTAGGTATCTTCAATGTACCACCAAATACTTTCCAGTCCGGTCAAAGAGTGTTCCGTATTGACAACAGAACAGTACCAACAGACCAAACTACTGCTACAACATATGCTGAAGCAACATTCACAGCATCTGGTCTAGCCACTACATCACAACAATTAGATTTTGCTCCATCTATTGACTCATCTTCACAATCATTTACACAAGTCAATCAGACAGCACAACATTTAATCAGTACAATCACAACATATTCACCATATGATCCTGTGGCACAGACATTTATTATCTCTAAAGATAATTATCCAAATGGTGTGTTTCTAAATTCCGTTAAGTTGTTCTTTGAATCTGCACCAACAGGCAATGAACCAATCACAGTATCAATCATACCAACATTGAATGGTTATCCTAACGGTAATGCTTTAGACTATTCTACTGTAACATTAAATGCCAACCAAGTGGTAACGTCTTCTACACCACATTATTTGGATGCCAACACATATACCGAATTCATGTTCAAGGCTCCTGTATATGTACAGGCAGGAATCTTATATGCCATTCTAGTACAGGCAAAATCACCTGACTATAACCTATACATCGGACAACAAAACCAGATTGCAGTACCGTCTACTGCTAAGTCTCTGCCTTCCGATCCAAACCCAACCAATCCAACAAAGATTGGTGCTGCTCCATATATCGGTGCTCTATTCGAATCACAGAACTCTATTACCTGGACTGCCGACCAGACCAAGGACTTGATGTTCGTTATCGACCAATGTGTGTTCAACGTAGGTTCGGCAACAGTACCATTCGTAGTACCACAAGGTTTACCATACAGAAAACTAGGTACACAGGATATCCGTCACAAGTTGGATGCCAATACCGTTTCTAACGTATATGGTAACTATGCACCAACTACATTAGTGGATGCTATCAACGTATCTACAACAGACTTTGTTCCATCAGGTACAAAAGTTGGTTATGCTTATGCAACTACATTGAGCAATGGTAATCAACAAACATCACAACAAATCATTACACCAGGTAAGTTAGGTACTCCAACACCTGAGAATGTATACTTGAATGATGGTCTTGGTGAACGTGTATTGATTCCACAATCTAACAACTCATTCTCATTGTTCGCTACATTGTCCACAACAGACAAGAACGTATCACCTATTATTGCTGACGATGGTGTATCATTGTATTCTATCCGTTACTTGATTAATAATATGGGCATCGGTAACAATGTAATCTCTGTTACAAACGGTGGTTATGGTTATAGTAACGGCAACACAACAGTAACTATTTCTTCACCAGATATTGGTACAGATTTACCTGTATTAGGATTCTCAGCGAACGCTAACGGTGCTATTACTTCTGTATACACTAACTATCCAGGTTCTGGTTACTTGACTACACCTACAATTAATGTATACGATTCTACAACCAGAACAACTGGTTCAGCTAATGCTGTTATCTCTGTACACGGTGAAACATCACCAACAGGCGGTAACTCATACGCTAAATACTATACTAAGAAGGTTGTATTGGCAGCAGGTCAAGATTCTGGTGACATGAGAGTGTTCCATACATCATACAGACCAGTTGGTACAAACATCTATGTGTACTACAAGATTCTAAGTTCACAAGATACATCTACATTTGAATCTGGTTCTTGGCAGTTGATGACAACTCTAAGTAATCCAAATGTATACTCAACATCTCGTAACGATTTGATTGACTTTGAGTGTGCTCCAGGTATCTTCAATAGTAATGCAGCAAACAATAATATTTCATACACTAATGCAAGTGGTCAAACATTCAATAATTATATTCAATTTGCTGTCAAAGTTGTTCTTGCTTCTACTGACCCAACCAATGTACCGTTTGTGACATCATTACAAGCACTAGCATTACCAGCAGGAACAGGTATCTAATATGCCACTCGTTAAAGTTCCAGGTACTCCGTTCTTAAGAGACACAACATCAATGGCTCTTATCAATACGGACATGACAGAACGTAACGAATATTATAACAAGTTGCGTGTGATTACCAAACAAAAAGAACAAATAAATATGCTTAACGATGAGATTACCGAAATCAAAACCGAGATGACCGAAATCAAGCAATTGCTCCAACAATTAATCAGTAAATAATAATGGCCAATACCATATCAATTCTAAGCTATGCTAACACCTTTGGTGACTTAATTGTTAACACCAATGAACTAGCACAAGAAATCGACAATCTAGGTAAAGGTAATTATACCAAAGATACTGGTCTTTTGACATTAAATGGTTCAGGTTACGGTCTACA